TCACTTTTCTACCGTTTAGAACGTATAATACTGATAATCAACTAATAATAGATACTACCTTTAAATGTATTGCATCTGATTTGTCGAATCCTCAAAGATATATCCGCATTCGTCCACAATACGGACATCCTCAAGCGGCAGCAGGTTCTTCTTGCCGCATTTCTTCTCCGCTTCTACCATCCACGCCACAATACCCATCATTCCGCCGTGCACCTCTCTGGCTATTGTCTTGCCCGTCAGTTCGCCATCATCAGTGACCTCTGGCATACCTATAAGCATCTTTATCCAGTTTGGTTCGCCCGACTTCTCGCTCTTACGTATCTCGTAATCGAACACCGTAAACGTCTGTCCGCTACGAGCCAGCTCCAGTGGCTTGATGTTTGGAGCATCCATCTTGCGGTCTATGCGTATCTTCTTAGTCAGTTCTCTTAACTTCATGTCTCTCTCAATTCTCACCATCTCTCCGAATCCGTCCGTATGACGCATCAACCCGAAATAACTGCCCCAGGATTTATTGCTCTTGCATGCTCTTGCTCTTAGCAACGTATCCTTGCGTATAAGACAATACCCTTTGTTTGTGTCCGTCACGCTCTTGTCGGCATTGCGTATCACTCTGTAGCCACAGAAATCAACACCACGTTCGTCATTGATGTTCGCAACCATTGTGTCGCCACGCTTTGCTCTTATCTTCAGTTCGTACCACCAATACTGCCTTATCCTCCACTTCATCTGCTGTGCCTCCGCTTTCGTGCGGCAAACCACCATACAGTTGTCTGCATAGCACAATCGCCATTCGGTGTTTCGGCATAGCCATTCGTGAAATCGCAACATCAGTATATGGTGAGCAAGCGGACTTGTCGGTGTGCCTACCGGCAGTTGTCCGTCTACAAAGCACAGCTCTACGGCAAAGTCTATAAGCCATCTGTCATAAATCAGGTATTTCAGTTCCTTACGAAACACGCTCGGCCTCACGTGCATATAGCATTTTCGTTGGTCAGCAGTCACTATCCAATCCATGTCGCGTAGGTCGTAAAACAGGTGTTTCACTCTCGGTAGCACATAGTTGCTTTTCAGTGCCTTGTGCTTCGCTGACGGTGTAATGCCGCATCCTTCCTTGCAGTTAAGCGACACCTTAGGGTCACGTCTAAGATATATCGGCTCCAACTTGTTCTTCAGCAAGTGTTCGTACACAAGAGTCCTGAATGTAGGAGCGTCTATATGTCTCACTTTCTTGTTATTGTTCACCTTGGTCAGCTTTCGGTACTCGATGTCCTTGCGCCAACTTCCATCTTTGAGATTCTGTTCAATACTTGCGCATAGACCCTTCACATCCTTTAATGCCGCTGCCACTTCTGGACGTTTCTTTCTGCCTTTAGCTGCACTTTCCACGGCTCTAAGATAGTCGTCAGCAACGAATGGTATGTAGTTAGGTCTATGCACGTTAATAATATATGTTTTTATGCGGATTTCTCCGCTGTTAATAATCAGTGTCGGGCTAAAAAGTTGACGGAACTGTCTGCCCGTCAGGATGTCTCTCGGTCACGTCCGCTGCATCACGTACAGCCATCGTGCTACGCTCACACCCCTTGTCTTTGATATTCTCTGCTTCTCCTGAGCGAGAGTGGAGTCTCCGTGTTCTTAGTTCTGCATCATTTATGATGCCCGACGTTGGGCAGAACCGCCATTATTCACGCTCGTATTCGCCGCCGAGTTGTTCGCATTGAGATAACGCGCGGAACATTTCGCATTGTTCGCATTGCTACGAAAGCGCACGGCTCGGGGACTCCAACCTCTTTAGCCACTCCTTATCCTGGTGGCATCACCTCTCATGCAGGCTTCAGAGGCTTCGGCCCTCATGCCGAGCTTGTCCTGGTTTTGAGGAAATATATTTTCTTTCTTCATCTTTCATAATAATTAATTCTTAACTCTTAACTCTCAACTCCAAAATGGGCCCCGGTTGCACCTGGTGCCCAACGTTGCACTAAGTTGCACTCGGCTGCGCCTATTGCACGATACGACACTGGGCAGAACCGCCATAATACACGCTCGTAGTAGCCGCCGAGTAGTACGCATTGAGAAAACGCGCGGAACAACGCGCATCGTACGCAGTGCCACGAAAGCGCACGGCTATGCGCACACGCTCGTCAAGTGTCGAACTCCAATATGGGTAAGACCATGAATAAAAACACTGCCACGAACAAACTCCGCCACCTTGCGCTATTTTGTAAGGAATATGTCCTAATCTGCTCTTAGCATATCCATTAGATAAAATAGGAGGTCCGAATGTGTCTATCTTGCCATACACAGATTCAAAACCAAATGTACCGAGACTCTTCTTGTTGACAACGGTCTCATTCACCCACTTTGACTGATTTGGTTCAAGATAGAAGTCTACGAAGTTCTTTTTTAACTGTTCTTCATTGTAACTACCGTTAGTCTGCACCTTGTTAGTACCTACCATTTCGCAACCTCCGCCCCAATATGCGAAGATGTCTCCGCTAACGTTCATGCCATGCATAAGGCTCATTCTTAGCGATAGCTCAAGGTCGTATGTTGCAAGCGTGTTAGCGTCTTTATAGCCTTTGCATGTACCAAACTTCTTACGATACACCTTGCAGTTCATCTTGCCTCCTGCCAAGCCCTTCACGCCCGTTATGTTCTTATAACGGTACGTTACGCCATACGCCTCATACTCGGTGTTCTCGGAAATACCGAACTCAGCTGCCCACGATGCAGCCATTTGGCTCTCCATACACTGCTCTTTAGGATGATAGTAATTGATAAACCAAGAAAAATTACTCTTCTCTAATTTTTCGTTATATCCAAAAGGGATACTGTTGCCCAGTCCGTAATATGTCCAATCTGCCGTGCCCTGCTCCTTGCATCGCACACCTCCATTGTTAAGCCATGTACTTTCCGAGTTACAAGCATCGTTGCTTGATATGCCCGAGCCAAAGAGGTTGTTGTCGTGCAAGTATTTAGTGCCGTACAGTAGATCCATGCATAGAAGGAAGGTATTTAAAGCGTGATAACCTCCCTCTGCAAAGGGTAGCGGACTATTCACATCGGCATTATTGGCACGCGCACGCTGCATAGTTGTTACCTGTCGCATATCCGACGTGCGAGGGTATGTTCTACCGTCGTTAACATACATCGAACACATGCTTTCGCCAGCTCCGCTCGGTCCGTTCGTTGTGTTTGTATCTCCCACGGCATACGCATAGAAGAAGTTGCGTGTCTTGTTGCCCACAGTCGTTACAGGGCATGGCGACAGAGCCGTTCCAAGCAGAGGGTATCTGCCCGTGTCAATGCCATCATAGCGCATCTGACGTTTGAAGATACCCGTCAGCACCTTGCTGCTCTCGCCAGTCTGACGGTCTACAGGGTACAAAGTGTCGTATCGCCCCATCATTACCGAATACTTTGTCTCAGTGGTTTCCCAAGGCAGCAACTGACGCACCTTGTTACCCTCGCCGTCATACAGCGTCACCAGGCCAAGCGAGTTATACACCTCCACGGCATTGTATGGGTGAGCGCCAGCCTTATCAGTTACCACCATACCATTTTTTAATGTCAGTGGGGTAGTGTGCTCGGCATCGGTATATAGCTGCACGTCGCAAGCCGCACGCATCTCTTCCGTAATACCCACCGTAGGAGCAAACGCACCTCCCACAAAGCGGAATATGTTGTTGTCCATCAGCTGCCCTACAGGATGTGTTGCCTCGCCTGTATTGTCGGTGTGGTCTATCAGGAAGAAATGCCAGTCGTTAAGTATCTTCTTGTTGCCCTTGCCGTTCTGAAAGTGTGGATCGCCCGTTACTTCGTCATTCTCGGCAACGTAGTAGTCTGCCGTACCTTCCATCTCGCTTCTCAGAGTCTCGATGTTTGCCTTCGTCTCGTCCACCTTCTGGTTTATCTTGCTGAGCTGCGTACACATACTGGCCGTCATTCCGTCTCTCACCACCTTCATTGTCAAGTCGGCTGCATCCGCCTTATAGCTCACCACCACCTTGATGGCACTCCTTGACTGGAAATTGCTCACAAATCTGCAATACCCATCCTCTGGCAGCTCCGCATCGGCATTGAGCAGAGTCATAGGCTGATAGCTGCCCACCGTAGTTTGGAATGTAGCTGGCAGATAGTCCACGGTCTGACTCGTCTGGTCGTCGGTAATAATACAGTTCTCACCGCTATTCTCGCTGCCTTCCTGCGCCTGATACGCATAAGTATAGGAATGAGTCTTGCCTCCGTATGTCGCCTTTGCCGTAGCGATGCGACCTTTCTCGTCGTAGGTGTATGAATATTCAATCGCCCTGCGCTCAATTTTGTCGATATACTCAGCAAACACACACACATTACCATCCGTAGCCCCCGGCTTGAACAGGTATTCATTGCCCAACTCGGCAGTAAACTCCGCAATCGCCCATCCCGTCTTGCTCACCTTCACTCCATCGGCAGAAATCGCCACATTCGTTTCCTTCGCCGTTAGCGTGATGTCGGGTCGCTCGGAATAGGGACCAAGGCTGCGCTTCAGACGGGCCACGTCGCTCACATCGCCCAAGTCGGCAGTCTTCACGGCTCCCGTGCGGTCGGTAACGGTCAGCACATGATCGTCGCCCAACACGGCATTCACCTTGCTCGCACCTTCGGCAGCAGTGTTCGCCTTGCTTGTAGCGGTATCGGCATTCGCGGTAGCGGTATTCGCCTTTTCCGTAGCGGTATTGGCAGCTTCCGTAGCGGCGTTTGCAGCAGCCACCGCAGCATCGTTGGCAACCTTGTTGTCTTTCGCTGCCTGCTCACGCTTTGCCTCGGCTGTCGCTCTCGCTGTCTCGGCAAGCACACGTTCGGCTTCCGCATCCTCACGTCCAGTCTCCGCAGTCTTGCGTTCCTGCTCTGCTGATTTGCGCTTCTGCTCTGCTGATTTACGTTCCTGCTCTGCTGATTTGCGCTCTGTTTCAGCAGTTATGCGCTCGGTCTCATTCTTGCCACGTTCGGTTTCAGCGGTCACTCTTGCAGTTTCGTTCTCTTGTCTCGTCTGTTCTGAAGCAATGCGTTCCTGCTCGGTAGCCACACGTGAGGCTTCGCTGTCCTTCCTTGTCTGCTCTGCCGTGGTGCGTTCCTGCTCGGCATTATTCCTGCCCGTCTCCGCCTGCTTGCGCAGTGTTTCGGCAGTGTCGCGCTTGCCCTCAGCGTCTGCTCTCGCATCCTCATGCTGTCGGCGTTCCTGCTCGGCATCATCGCGGTCGTTCTCTGCCGTATCACGGAGCTTTTCGGTTGCCTTGCGGCTCGTCTCCGCTGCCTCACGCTCTTTCTCGTCACGGATGCGGTCTGCCTCATTGGTCTTGCGCATCTGTTCCGCTGTCTCTCGTGACTTTTCATTTGCCGTGCGTCTCTGCTCGGCATCGTTTCTGTCAGTCTCGGCGCTCACCCTGTTCTCCTCTGCGGTCTTGCGCAGGTTCTCGTCACCCTGCCTTGCCTGTTCCGCCTTGTCGCGTGCGGTTTCGGCAGTAGTGCGCTCTTGCTCTGAGGTTATGCGACCTTCTTCCGCCTCCTGTCTTGCCGTTTCCGCTGCCTTGCGTTCAGCTTCTGCTTCCGCTACATCTGCGGCAATGTCGGTGGCTGGCTTGCGCAGAAAAGCGTACCAGTCTTCGAGTGTTCCCGTATTGCCCTCACTGAGCCACACCTCGTATGCCGAAAGTCCGGGCTTGCCGATGAGCACGTTGCTCTGGAGACTTACCATGAAATCCTCAAATTCAACGTCGTCATCGTTCTCCTCGCAGGAATGTGCTACGAGAATGAACGCCTGGTCCGCACAGACAGTCCTGCGTGGCGCTCCTTCGGTAGCGTCTTCGAGTATCACTGCCCTTGCTCCCGTCGCGCGCTGCATAGAGGCAGGGTATGTGAAGCTTACCACGCAGCCTTCCACCGTGAAGGTCGTGATTTCTTCTTTCCTATACGCCGACCTCACGTAGAGCTTCAGCGTCTTCCCTTCGAGGCTCACGGCTTGTCCGTCCGTCTTCACCTCCCATCTGACATTTATGTCATTGCCGATTCTTACCTTTCTCATATTTTTTATTGTTTTTTTTGTTCCCCTTATTCTACGAACACTTCCACTCTCTCTCTCGTTCCGTCCACGTCGGTATAGTAGTTATACACGTAGATGGCGAGCACGTTCAGACCGTTCTTCTTCGTTCCCCAATGCAGTTTCTCGCCCTTCTCGATATACACTCCCGAGGTGATGAGTTGCAGACTGCCGTTCATATACAGCGGTCGGCGGTTGAACCATTTTCCGTCTGCCTGCTGTGCCAGAGCAGGGGTGTTGATGCCGTTGGCAGTGTCTGCTACATAAGCGTTGCTGACCCTCGCAGCACGGTAGTAATAGATGTCGGCAGACTGGTTCATCCTCGATTTCGGCTCGTAGCCTGCTCCTGTAGCGGCGCTTGGCATGAGCTGACTCTTGAACTTGCTGTCTATGATATTGTCTCCGTCGGAATTGGTGTGGTACACATCATCATCGTAGGAGGTCACACCGCCCATCACAATCACATTTGCGAAGAAGGTGCCGAGTCTTTCTGCCGAATAGGTTGACACACTGGCGGTCTGCAAGCCTTTGTTCTCAAGTCCGCCGGGACCGAGATTGTAAAGCAGGTTGCCGAGGTTGTCGTAATATGAGAGCACCATCATTCCGCTGTTCGGATCGAGACCGAACTGGATGTTCAGCTGACCCTTGCCATTGAACACCTCCATTAGTCCGTCCTGGGCTTTCACGTAGCCCTCGCCTCTGTTCATCGTTGCGAGTATTCCTGCCGTGAGCTGCCCGTCGGCAGTGATTGCCGTGGTGGTCTCGCCTTGTCTGTTCCTCACGAGGAAATTGTCTGCGGTGGCGATTATCTTCTGTGCCTCGATGTCGATGCCAACGGGAAGGAGCTGTCCTGCCGTGAGGGTGCGCTCTGTGTATTCCGTTGCCCTGTAGCTCTTTTCGAGCTTCACTCCTGCCACCCACACTTCGCCGCCGGCAGAGAGCTGCACGGGGACAAGGGTGTCATTCACGTCTTCCTGCGTGTGATACACCGAAGGGATGTGTCCTTCGTGGAGCATCACCTTGCCGATGCCGGCGTATTTCCGCGTGAAACGGAATATCACGAGCTGTGAGTTGCCCTTCACATTCTTGGCCTGGAAGGTCACTGTGTGGTTTGTGATAGTCTCGTCTGCGGCTATCGTTATGCTGCCGCTGCTGGTCGCCGTGACTGCCTTTCCGTCGAGATACACTTCCGCAAGGGTCGTGTTGGCGAGCAGTAGTGTGAGTCCGAAACTGGTGACGCTGAACTGCAGGGTGTATATCTTGCCGGCAGAGAGAGAGACCGTCTGCGAAATCTGACCGTAGCCTGTGCTTCCCGTGATGGCTGTAAGATGTGCCATACCGTTGGAATTTACCTCCCATGTTCCCATCCTGTTCCACGACGTGAGCTGTCCTGCCGCGTCGTTGTAGCCGGAGTTCTTTATCATGTTGTAGACACTGAATGCCGTTGACCATCTTACGATGATCTTCCTCCAGTCTGCCGTGAGGGTGTTTGCCACTCCTCCTGTCGTTCCTGTTGCCTCGTGTCCCTGGTTGTCTTCTGTGAGCACCGTGCAGGCAGGTCCGAGTACCGTTCCCAAGGTGCCCGTGCCCTTCACCCACATCGACAGGGTATAAGTGGATTCTCCGTCCAGTGTTACAGGACATTGCAGCAGCATAAGCGCCTTGTTCTTCGTATCTTTATAGTGCGCCACGGTGGTATGTCTTCCATCAACCACGTAAGCGTCGGTGGTGAGCTCCGTTCCCGATGCCTTCACCCATCCTCCTTCATCGAGGCAGGGCAGAAGATTGCCTGTTACGGCAGGGTCTTCTTCGGCAGGGGTCCAGGGTGTCGCCGTGTTTCCTTCTTCAATCTGCATGTAGTCGAGACGGAAGAAGCCTTTTTCCTGCGCACGCCTGTTGCCGTAAACGCTTACTGACTCATTGTGCCACGCATAGGCTGCCACATTGTAGTTTCCGCTTTCGGTGATGTCGAAGGTGACGCTTGCGGTCTGGTCTTCGCCGGTGATTTCAACAGCCTGTGCGAATGACCAATTGGCGTTGTAGAGGTAGACTCTCAGACTGCCTCCTGTGCTTGTCAGACTGTTTTCCGCAGTGCCTCTCGCGCTAAGCGTGTAGACAGGCCCTGCTTCAAGTCTCACTGTCCTGCGACACACTTCATAGCCGTTGCTCCTCAGCATCACCTTGGAGTCGGGGATGAGGTTGCGGTATGTCCTCGCCACGTTATCCACCTTCGCCGAAATCTTGTCGGCTTCCACTTTCAGCTCTGCGATTGTCTTCGACAGTCCGTCAAGTGCTTTTCCCTGCTCGTCAAGGACGAATGACAGTTCCTTCGTGCCGTTCTGCGCATAGAAAGCGCCACGGATGATATTGCCGCTCGGGGATAGTTTCGTCACCTCCTTGCCCGTCAAGGTGTAATCATTGATGCCAGCATACTGGATGAAGCTCGGCGCTCCGTCGCCTGTAGTGTTTATCATCACGGCATTGCCTCTTTCCGTCGCATGTGTCTTGCTGCCCAAGCAGCAGATGTCGTCGCCTGCCGCTGGAATGTCACTGCCTGCCATGCAGTCGGTGCCGCTCAGCACTATCAGGTGGAATTTCCGTCCGGCAAGGATCGTCTTGCCGCTGTTGTCGTTTTCGTAGGTGTTTGGCGATACCCACGTCACCTTGCGCCAGTAGTCCTTGTTCGCCACGTTCTCATAAACTCCAGTCTTCACATTGAAGGTCTTGCATCTCGCCAAGTCGCCTTCCTTCCATAGATTCTCTGTAGCCTTCTCTCCGTCGTCGGCAAGAATATAGCACCAGTAATCCCCTTCCACCAGCTCAACGTGATACAGACTGCTTCCTGCCGGTGAGAAAACGAAATTTCCGCCGACATACGACAGCTTGCGTATCTCAAGTTCATGGAATACCGCCTTGCCCCATACTTCGAGGTCTGTAAGCGAGAGCTTGTATTTTCCATCCGTCCTCTTCTTCAGTCCGTAACCGCTCTGCTCGTCTGCGTTATAGTCCGTCGATGCTATCTCTCCCAGTGTCGCGTCTCCCGTGCTTGTGATGCCGTATTTCCCCAACGTGAGGCTTTTCAGCACCGCCTCTCCCAGCTCGCTGATGGAATACTCGCTTCCAAGCTGGATGCCGCGGAGGAATTTCTGCCATAGTTGGAATGTATATGTACCTGAAATGGTGTCATCGTTAGTCTTTGACGGATAGTTCTTGTCGGAACGGCTTGCACTATAGACATTGAAATCCGTTGCAGGAGTGTTGTCATCCTGCTTGATAATGTAGATGTTATTGCCACCAGAAGATTGCGAGCCGTTGTTGATGTATGTGATGCCGTTCAGCTTAATCTCGTCAATCTGATTCTGCATATCCCCAAGCCTTGAATAGGATGCGGCTTCTCCAACAGTGTATGTCGCTTCATCGTAGGGAACATCAAGGTTGAGTTCCATACCTATGATGCGTGACATCCTGTATCCACTATCAAAGCATGCTGCATTCACAAGCTTTACACGCTGACCGAGAGATAACGTTCCGTGTTCTTTCGCATACCACCAATAGAGAGGACAGGTATATGTGTTAGGGTCAATCTTGCTCTTTTCCATATATTCCTTGCCCTTTGCCAACAGTTCATTCTCCGCCTTTGCCGTAAGCCCCATCTCATCAAAGTAATCAGCATCGTAGTTGAGCACGTAAAACTCATCACCGACCTTGGGTGCAATTATGCTGTCGGGCAGGAGTCTGCCGTATGTCTCATTGGCATAAATGTGGAAATACTGCCTGTCAAGAGTCAGTGATCCAAGCGTTCCGTCTTCCAGGACTGCATTCTCAAAGACATATCCTTTTTCTTTCAAGTCAAATTCAAAGGTCATTCCGACACAGGAACCACTGTTGAAATTGATATTGAAATTGTCTGCCGACTTCAGCATATATTCATTCTTCAGCGCCATGTCATCGGTAGCTACAAGATAATAAGTGTCATAGATGCCTGTCTTCTTGCCTGTCTTCTCGTCAACCTGCTCTATTTTATAGGACAGGACTTTGCAGACGGTGCATTTCGCCTTTGGGTAGTAGTCATCCAAGACCACGACACCTTCAACGATTTCTTCCTCCGACATATTCTCCTTCGCATCTATCCAGTTGTGTCCGTTGTTCCAAGACAAAGGAAGCATAAGATGTCGCTCCACGATGCCTGTCTTGACGATTTCAGACTGGTAATCATCGGGAAAATAGTATGCCGGAACCTTTGGGGTGATGATATTGCTTGTTATCTGATACCTGTCTCCAAGAACAGGTGCGATATTCTGATAGCGAATGGTGTCAGCCCCGTCATAATAGCGGCAGACATCACTCTTGCCGTTGTTGTTGCCCGACAGATAAAACACATTGAACTCAGCCCATTTCTTGCTGAAAGCACAAGATGCGGAAGACAGACTGTAATTTATCGTGAATTTATCCTTCTGTGCCCCTATATCCAGTTCCTTGTCGGGTGGCTCAGTTCCGTGGTCAAAGCGGAGAATACAGTCACCGACAAGCTCGACAGAAGCAGTCACTTCAAGGTCGACAGGTTTATCAGAAGACATCAGAAAGTCAACGTCCGGCAAGGCAAATGTACCCAGTTCCTTCTGGTCATAACGGATGAATACATCTTTGGTATAATTGGCGATGGAACTCCCCAAGACATGATAAGATGTGTTTTCTCCCGATTTCGTTATCTGTCTTGCGCCGACTTTAATCTTTACGTTGCAATGAAAATAGAAGCCCCAGAAAGCACCCTGCATTTCGGTGGTCTTTTCCCAGAAACCGTATGGATCGTCAATGGTAATCGCCATTGAACATACACTCGTCTTCGCATAGCATCTGCCGATGTCGGAAAATTTCATTTCGTAAGACGGGGTAAACGTTACGGTATTGTTTGATGTGGATTGACCGCTGCCGCCTGTCAGGGCCTGTGTCTTGATTCTGCTTTCCCCGATAGTCTTGAACATGTCAAGCGTCAAAGGTCTTGCCGTGTCGTAAAACCAGTTATTGCCTTTCTTCTTCACATCGAAATCAAGCCTCTTGCGGTAACGTGCCGGAACATTGGTTGTAGCACCGAAAACGTACAGTCTTGTGGCGAAATCCGTCTTGCTTGCGCTGCTTGACATCTTCGTCACATTGACGCCATCTTCAAAGACGAGAGCATTTTCCTCTTTCCCGAACTGACATTTGCCGATATGGATGATGTTGTTCTCTATCCACCATTCCGTTTCCCACTTTTCGGCAATCTGCGTAAGGGCGTCTATGAGATTTGTGTTGCTGAACGATAAGGGGTAGGATTTTTCAAGGTCAACATCATCACCGTATTCCACATGATAATCAGTCGCACGCTTGTACTTGTAACCGCGAGCCGACAGGTTTGACAGGAAAACTTGCATGAAGGCGTCAATCTTGGCTGTCAACGACCACGAAGCTTCAAGTCCGCCATACTGCGGTCTGTACTGGAAAATCTTGTTCTTCCACTTGCGGTATTCAGCTTCAAGGCGCAATTCGTAATCATATCCTCCAGTACTTTCATTGTACGATGGAATATAAGGACTCGTCACTTCGTATCTTCCGAACGCACAATCACAAAAATCCCCCAGCTCAAACTTTATGGGCTCGAGCAGGGAGAACTTGAGAGTTATATAGTCGTCAGACATAAGCTGACGTGAAAGTTTGCTGCCAATGTTTATTTCCGTTGAAAGCAACTTCGTTTCGTTTCTATACAGTGTTATCATTCGGTGTAGGTTCAATAAAATTCACAACAAATTTACCTTTTTTTGAACCATACATCCCATATTGCTTACATTCCGTATAAACTAATTTATAAGACCTGTTTTTCAAGCTTGGAATACGCATTGTTATCTCTCCGTTTGCAATCACATTCATGAACGCTTCCAGTTTATCAATGTAGTCGTCATCCGTTGCGCCTTCAAGAAAAAATTGCAAGGTAATCTCACGTTCCTTTTTCTTCGCAAGACTGGCATCAACTCTTATGCCGTGCTCCAATCTACTCTCATTCTGTACATAATCTTTATTGTTAACCGGCAGCAAGAAAGCCTCTCGCCATCCCTTTAGAAGCACCACTCCATATTGTGATAGTGCCACTCCGTTAATATATGCCTGTTCCATATTATTTTCTATTTATGTCCTTAACGCTTCTATATATGTTGTTTATATTATCATTCATCGCTGGCAAGACTGATGTGTATGTTGCAATCTTACTTAGTTTGTCAACAGAATCATATTGTATATCCAATAGTTCGGAGATATTTTGCGAAATCGCCAAGTTTGTAACCTTGATTGTTGAAATATCAACCTGCGCTTCTTTTAGGTTATCTCTAATCTGATTACTTATGTCAATATTCTGCAACAGATATTGATTGTGCAATTCTCCAGCTATTTGAAGTGCAGTAAATCTTCCATTCAATTCATTTGCTTGGTCTTGCGTTATTGTGCCGACAGAAGATGAACTTGTTTTCTGACCTGCTGACGTTCCATCATAACCTGTAATCGCCGCCGCCTGGTCACGTAATTCCATTCCTCTTTTTACATATCCTTGGTATTCTTGTTTTAGTTCTGCTATTTCCGCTTCATCAAGCACATTGTCACTTTCCGCATACTCAGCCCATTTCTTGTAGAAATCCTGCAATTCGTCATCCATTATGTCGCTGATTTTTGCATTCAGAACGGATTGCATAAGCATTTCGCTGAAGCTGTCCGAGAAATCCTGTGCCGTTTTCGACATATCCATCAGCTCACTGACGAAATTGTTTCTCATATTGTCGAAAGTCGTTCCCGTTAGGGCTTCTTTCAATGAGTCTGCAATCTCTTCCATCTGACCGGCGAGGTTGGCATAGTTTTCCCAATATTCCGACTTATCGTATTTTCCGGCATCTGTGATGTATTTCCACTGCTCACGATTATATGTGCGAATGTAATCCATCTGCTCTGGTGTCAGCTTATATATATCCTCCAAAGAATTGACTCTGTCAAGCGTTGTGTCTTGGGTCGGATTTTTGGTCTTGTATCTTGAAAGCGTCTCGTTTATACTGTCATAATCCTTTGCTTTCAGATTCCAGTAATAAGCGTTTGAACTGTGTGCCCCATGATACGCCATCTGTGTACGGAGTATATCCATGGTCTGCTCATTGATTTGCTGTTGGTCTTCCTTTGCCATTCTCGCTGTGTCAATGGCTTTCCAACCGCTCTGCTTCGACAGTTCATTCTTCAGGTTATCAACGGATTTCTGCAAATTCTCGTTTGATTTAGTGAGCTTTTCTGTCTTTTCCGCTACCTGTTTGGCATTCGAGTTCGTAAACCAGTCGGCAGGACCTGCGGAGGACAGGGCTCCACCTGTGAAGACATTGCCGAGTCTGCCAATTACAGTATTTAAAAGTCCTCCTACACCATCAACGACAATACTTGATAGTACATGCCAAAGATTCTCTGGCAAATCAAATATCGTATCAATCAGATTAGATACGGCATCAAGAATACTGTTTACCAAATCATTCAACCAAGAAAAGTTAAGAAATTCGGAGAAACTATTGATAATGCCTGTAACATATTCCTTTATGGCATTCGCGAGACTCATTATAAGTTGCGCAATTTGAGCATACATCCCAATCATCTGACCTATCCCAGAAGAAAAAACGCTGCTCATAGTGTCATTTATGCCACTTGATATTTTCGGCAAGGCTTTTGACAATCCTTCTGCCGTAGATTTCCCTAAACCTTCACTCATTTTAGGTATTACATCAGTGTTGAGAATACCTACGAAAGCATCCATCTCTTGCGATACTCCTTTGACACTATCAGCACCTTGCAATCTCCCGAATATCTTGTCTTTTGCGAACAAGTCTGTCAGCTTGGAAGTCTTGTTTTTTAAATCATCCGTTTTCTCATTAACATCTCTTCCGGCATCGTTCATTTTTTTGCCTGCCAAAACAGATACTTTTGCAGCTTTGGCAGCAGCTTTCACGATACGGTCAAATTCTTCTTGCGTAATTTTGCCATCAGCAAGGTCTTGCTTCGCTTGCACTTGCTGTTGTTTTAGATTTTTTTCTATCTCAACGGCATCATTATATTCTTTAACCGCATTGTTAAAAGTTTCTATTGCAACTATGAGGTCTTTCCGTGTTGTGTCATTATCATCAGAACCAATATATGATTTAAGTTCCTTGATAAGTTCAACGGTTTTTTCTTGTGTCTCAATAGGAGCATTTGTGAAATCACTCGTTTTTGTATATGCCTGCAATTGAGAAAGCATTGGTTTAAGCATTTCCAGACTAAGATTGCTTACACCATTGAGTAATGCTTTCCAGTCAATACCTTTGCTTATATTGTCATATTCAAAAGAACCGAGTTGCGCTTTCTTTTCTTCTTGCAATGCCAAACGTTCTCCATCGCTTTTGGCTATACTTATTTTATCGTCAAAATCTTCTTCTATCGCTTGTCTTTGTTGTATCAAGGAACCATATTTCTTTAGATAGTCTCGCATTGATTGCAATTCATCACGACGGGCTTCATTTATCTCTTTGTTGTACTTTTCTGTTGCAAGTTGTCTTGCCTTTGAAAGAGCGGTGTTTTGGTCTGTCGTTAACCCAGAAGCATTTGTTGCAACACCTGCCTTTTTATTATTTTCCTTGAAAAGCTTTTCTTGTTTGTTAATTTCCTCCTTGCGTTTCGCATATTCGTTTCTGATTTGCGCAAGTTTTTTTTCTGTGCCATCTTTCAGAAGTGCAATCTCTTCATCTTGATTCTTTTGCTGAAGTTTTAGCAGACTGTCATTCAACTGTTTCTGCGCTCTTTTACGCTCGTTGCCGTTGTTTTTGTTCTTTTTCTTGTCGTCGATAGCATTCTGGTTACCAATTTCATTATCCACTCCATTCGTTCTTGCATTCGCTTCCGCTCGTGTCTGCTCCACTCTTTTCAAAAGATATTCTTCATCCTTGTTCGTATAGTTATATCCTTTGTTTTTCATATAACGAGCAGTGGCTTCCATGGCTTTTCCTGGAGATTGTTTGCCATACTTTTTGAGGTAATAGTCGTAAGTCTTGCCAAAGTCAGCCTCACGCGAACTTTTTTTATTATCTTTACCTTCCTGCCAATCATGTATTATTGAGGCAAGACCACCAAGTCCGAAATTGGCTCTTATCAATGGGTTTTGGGCATATTTCTTTAAGAATTGCCATATCGCGGAATCGGCAAATTTCTTATTCAAGTTATTAAACCATGATACGAGAGGATTTAAAGCGTTTTTAATCTCTTTTCCTAAATTGCCAAGACCTTTGATTGTTACTGCAAGATAATCAAGAAATGTTGCATAAGCAGGGGTGAGATTAGTATTCATCTCATGAGCAAGAGCACGTTTTGAGTTCTCGAGCCTTTTTTCCTGATTTTCGAGTTTGTTACCCATTGCCGTGACAACCTTCATTGCAGATGCTTCATCGTCAAGTTTATCTTTAAGGTTGTTGATAGCATCGGCATTCTTGACGAATATCTTTGCCATCTGCGCCTGCTTTTTATTGAGTAATGAAGTTAATATTGCATTAACATTCTTGGCCTTAGACAGATTTTCAAGAGCCTTTGACGCACCAACGACCGAAGGATTGTATTCTTTCTTTGTTGACGATGCCAATCTTTGCATCATCATTGTATATGTTGATGCTGCTGCGCTCGCACTTTGAAATTGTGACGAACTATAGGCTACGGCTGCGACAAAATCTTTCATCGTAGCGTAACCTTGTGCTGCACGGGATGCGGATGAAGAAATGGCTTGTGCCATCTCCTCATATTTAGCTGTTGAGTTTTTTGAAGCGTTGATAAGTATGATAGCATTCTGTTTCGCTTCGTCTGCGCTCTGATGATATGCACCTGCGATTTTCAGCATATAGTCCGCAGCTTGTTCCGATGTTCCACCAAGAACTATGGCGAAATTGTTTGAAGCCTCAGTTACATCAGCTATAGCAGCAGCACTACCACGTAGACCTTCAAAATACTTCACCCAACGTGTACCAGCAGCAGCCATTTGTTCTGCAGTTTGTACAGAATCATATTCGAGGTTTACATACTGCTGGCGCAATTGCTCCAAAACACCGCTATCTACATATCCCTTGACACCCATGAGAGCTTCATCAAGCATTCTGTTCTGCTCTGATACCCATTTCACTGTCGCTCCGACAGCACCAACTGCGGCAAGTGTTGCTCCGACAGGTGACGTCAGCCCTTTCATGATGGTGCTTATGCCAAATCCACCTTTAAACCCGGATTTAATATCACCGATACCTTTCTGTATCTGACCTAAAGCGTTGTTATTATCTTTCGCAGCTTTACCGACATCTTTTGTTGCTTTTGTATGTTCTTTTACTTTCTGTGTCGCCTCTTCATAAGAAGTTCCGAGTTTTTTTAGAACTTCACGTCCTTCGGCTATATTTTTATTTACTTCTTTTTGTGCTGCTTGGTTTTCTTTTGCTTGTTGTGAGTCTGCACCATAAGCAGCACGTATGTTTTTATATTCAGCTTGTAATTGTCTTAATTCCTGCTTGTTTAGTTCAATTGCTTGCGTAACACCCTCAACGGTTGCAATTTCTCCATTGAAGTATATTTCCGCTTCACGGGCGGCTTGGTTGAGTTGCTGTGTTCCATCGGATTGTTCTAACGCAGCTTTGCTTGCCTGTCTGTGGGAGATTTCCAATTGTTCAAGACTATTGTTTAATGCATCAAGCTCACTACGATATTCTTTCATGTTATTGTAGTAAGTTTGATTCGCGTCATTGAACTGTGATGCTATTTCGGGAGAAGCTTTTCCGCCGTTTTCTTCCATCGATTGTGCATAAACGGCTTGTATTTCTATCATTTTCTGCTTTTCCTGCTCCATCTTTTGCACAAGTTCTTCTCTTGCCTGAATAGCACTTTTCTTTGATGCCAAGTATTCCTCTTCATCCGACTTTCCGGCAGCAAGTCTTTCGGCAACCTTAGATACGGCTTCCGCTTCCATTTGCGCTGTATAAACCCAATTATCCGAAGCCTGAGTGAGCCTTAATTTAGATGCCGTATTGGCTTCTGTCTGTTGTGTTTCATCGCTGATTTTAACTGCATTTTCACTATGGGCTGCTGCTTCTGCTCCTACAGCTACAGCAGTAGTTGTATGCGCGACAGCCGATGCTCCAGTTGCTGCCGTTGAAGCAGTACGACCAGCATTTAAAGCTTCAATGGAAATATTAAGGGTTTCTGCGTATTGTTGTGCATTTACGTAGGTGTCTTGTAATGAAGTATATTCAGAATTAAGTTTAGCGGCAAGGTCTTGCTGATTTCTCAACTGTTCATTTACCTGCGCCCAATTATCACTGCCTTTGCCAAGAGTACTTAACTGTTGTGATAATTTTTCTATCGTGCCATTGACCGCTTTTGATTGTTCTTCCAGTTCTTTCAAGACCTGTGGAGTGTTAGCGAGCGCTTTATTTATATCTGCTAATCCCGACTGCAAAACGGCAATAGCCTGTTTCGTCTTGTCTGTATCAGAAGAAGCACTTTGAGAAATATCATTAAGTGCCTTGGTCATTCTGTCGCTAACTTCATTAGCTTTTATACCCAGTTTATCAAGGTCACTTGACATTTTTTCAAAAGAGCTTTGGATATCTGAGATATCCATCTGCCCACTTATTCCAAGTATCTCATTTTCTGCCATAATATCTATCTATATTTACATCATACCCATGAAAAAATCACTCGCATGAATTGGATTTTCTATCTTGTTTACGGTCTTGGTATTCCGTTCTGCCTTATTTCTCCTATCACCTTTATCATCTTTGTCTTTTGTGTTAAAGGATGGTATAGACCGATTGAGAAGCATTACATTGATGTATGAGCGATTAAATACGACCTCTTCGTAACTCATACGAAAGTATTTCATCACTCCTCCGATGACTGCCCATGGGGAGTCGTTGAGGGTTCCGTCATTTTCGTTATTTGTTTCAGGAAAGTGATAGAGGTTAAGAAAAAATTTATGTCGAACGATTTTGAAAGAAACTGTATCAGCTCGTTCATATGATATGGTCTCAATCTCTTCATTATATACCGCCTTAACAGCTTGCGCCAAAAATTACTTTTAAAAGCGCAAGTGACAAAGACATCACATTCGATTTTGGCATCATTGCCATGCTCCAGCATTTGGTGCAAGACATTTATTCTTCCATTTTTCGGTATATTCAATGGTTCTATGTCGTTGGCTATCTTGCCGACTTCGTAAATCTGATATAATGTCAATGGCCTGATTTTACATCTCACCACACCGACACGTATCTTTACACATTCTTCTTTTAACGTTTTCGCTACCCTATCTTTATCTTTTGTTTCCATGATGATTTAATATAAAAAGCGGTGCGGCTTAGGAAAAATCCCGTACCTCACCGCTTGCACGTTTATGAATAAATATCAGATATAAATTAACCACCAATTCCACTGGCTATCTCGCTGGTCAATCCCCAACGATGCCCGCTTACCTTTTCACCTTTTGAGTCAAATACCGCCATCTGACGACATTCGATATTGAGGTTAGGCAAGCCGGACTTTCCGATTGAACCACTACGTGTAACCGTAAGCTTCATCTTTGACCATTGGAATGTTTTGGATGGAATATCATCCAAATCTTTGGTCACGATTTGAATTGCCTTGTAGATCTCAGACTCAACAGGAGCTTCATTCACCCATTTCTTTGCATCAGCTGTATATCCGAGCAGAGCCACGAAATTCTCCTGCGAAAGGTCATACGTCTGGATTGTAAATCCTTTTGTAGCGGCAGAAGTCGGAAGCACTGCGTATGGGTCTTCTGAATCCTCAATTTCCACATCGGTAGTCTGTGCTGCCTGGTCGTTGAAGCTTAGACTACTGGTAACGATTGCCTTAATCGTACTGGTAAACGTGGTTGGATAACCGCCATTATCAACACAATCGGCAAAACTAAAGCTTTTAATGCCATATACACCGTTCTTTGCCATATCTTAGTTCTTTAAATTATTATAGATTACTTTGAATTTTAAGTTTATATAGTAAGTGTCATCATTATCCTTTGTTGGTCGTGAATCAGCGTAAAATTCAAATTCTGCGCCTCTCAGATAAACGTTACATCTGCACCTTTCCAAAAGTTTCCTCTGTATTGTGTAGAGTACTTTTGTGTCTGGTTCATCATTCTTCAACTTCGGAACATGAATATTGACATTTATTACTCCTTCATTTATAGGGTTATCATAGACAAAAGGCAGAAAATTAATTACGACATATCTGCCGCCAGCAAAATCTTGCGGAAGGACATATTTAAAAATACGTTTCCCATTTCCCAAATCAAGTTCTTGCTTCTGAGAATCCAAGAACTGATACATTGCAGACACGGCTTCATCACCTATAACCATATTATTCTCCTTTTATTCGTTCTATGACTTCATTGAATATTCTACGCATTTCGTCCTTCATATAGTATTTTGACAGATGTAACACATTATATCCTTTATCTTCGACATATTTCCCGTAGTTCATGCCTGCGACAACAACGATTGTATAACCTTTGCTTGCAACAACTCCGCATTGATTCGAAAAAGTACTCAAAGCATTGTCAACTTCTTTCTGCCCTCCTTGTACTTCTTCTGGGTGCGGTATTGCACCAGTAACGGATTGTACTAATTCGCCGTCAAGAAACAAAGCATAAGATATAGAGTTTTTTAAGTTTGCTGTCCTGTCTTTATACCCTTTGTTTTGTTTTGCATGAGTAACAACAGCTTCGCCTAATTGCATCAACTGAACACCGAGCGCATTCTTAAACACCTCCTTCCTTTTTCTCAAACGTTCTTTCAGTGCCTCTATACCTTTTATTTGCAATTCAGCTTTTGCCATAACTCACAACCATAATTTTAGATACCTTTTTTTGAGAGTAACGAAACCTTTGACTTCTTTTTCAGATTCTATTGTTCCGTCCTTTTTGTAGATTTTAACCACATCTCCTTCTCTTGGTATCAATGGATATTTTTTTTTGTTCAAAGGAAGATAAACTTCGTAAGAATATGTGTAGATACCGCCATTTACTAATGTTATGGTCTTAGCTTGCTGATTCGGCAAGATGATGCATTTTCCGAAATCAATCCAAAAACTGTCAGTAACAGAAACAGGATTGCCATCTTCATCATATTTCCGCAATGGAAAATCGTATCTCCTTTGCGTGTCGGGTTGTCCGTTGTCGTCAATCATGTAGAAAGCATTACCTACCTTTACATAACCATCCGAATAGACGATACCTTGAATAGATATTTTGTCTTCAAAATTCATCCTACCACACTTTTGCAGCTCCTAACCAATAATTATCCGAACTCGTATCAATGACCATATCGGCATCTAATCCAGAATCTTTAGCAATGGAACGAATCATGTCATCAATCAAAGTGTTCTTTTCCTTGTAAGACTGCGAGATACCTCCCACATTCTCCGAAGCCAACACCTTCATCTTATACAAGATGCGCATCGCAGCATAAGCAACGGTTGTCTTGTTTTCTACTGAATATTCTTCATCCACGGAGATTTGCATATTGAATTTGTCTGCCGCATCAATGAACATTTTTTCGATTGTTTCATCCGCCGTTGAAAATGGTTGGATTTCGCTTGCTATTGCTTCTGAATTAGTCATGCCTTCTGGATATTAATTATATTCTATAATTACACCTCATTCTCAAGAATAAAGAGGTTGTTTATGCCATTGAATACAGGCTGTGCCCACATATCGTATCCGACATGATAACCAGTCCTGTCGCGCCAATAACCCACCAGATTATCATCATGAGATGAATATGAACAACCAGGAATCGGGTCATGCAGCTCGACCGGATCACTGATTTTAACAACGGCGACCTCCTCGGCACACTGCGCAACAACATAATTCTCGGGGATAAGGTTTACAATCGTTTGGTCAGCAAGAGATACAAACTGGTCTTTGTCAATCTGGATAGTCGGCAACATTACCGAGCGCAAGTAGATGTTCATCTGGTCAACGCTAATCAGAGGAACACTTGGATTTACTTGCAGTGTCCCAAGATTAAGTTTGAACGTATCTTTGATTTCCTGCGCCTGGCACATGTTATAGAACATCGTCTCAGACATACGCAGACGAAGAATATTACGACCTTTCTTCTTGGCTTCGTCCTTTAACTTCTTCAAATCAGCAAAAGGTGTAGCTTCTGCTGTTCCCCATTTCTTCGCAACCTTTATTTTTGTTATTCCAAGGTCAAAAGTATATGATACGTTAGCCTTGGTGTTATTGGAACGGGAAACTGTCTGTGTACCCTTATACAAACCTTCGAAGTAAAGCATATCAATACGCTTGTGTGGCGCAATGACACTTCTCTCGAAAGGTTTGAATGAGTAAGCTATCAATTCATTGAACTTCTCGTTGATGAATGTCGGAGAATAGTTTTTGCCTTGAAGGTCACGCATACGACCTTCGAGATACTGAATCTGCTCCATATAGTTGTTATCCAACTCCCATTCATCAGCCATGTGACCGATAGCTCCCATCAGCTCGCCAACATCTGGCATCTGATGTTTCGGCTTCTCACCATTTTTGGAGATGACAGAACCGACCATCGCTGCCGAATACTCAGCAAGTGCAGCCGTATATACCTTTCCGGCACAATATTCCTTTGTCTTTATTTCATCCTTCCACAATGCCTTGTAAGTAGAAACCTTCATGTTATTGTCAATATAGGCTTCAAACTTTTTTGGATCGAGAAGGTCTTTCAAAATACTATTCATGTTTTTCCTCCTTTCTTTTACTGAATCTTGAACTGAGCCGTTCCTACCTTATTAAGAGCAGCCTTTACCTTATCGCTAATAGGGTACATGAGAGAAGATTCTACAACTTCTCTGACAACAAGAGTTGGTGTTACCTGCTGATTAAATTCCTTCTCAATCGGGAATGTATCATATTGCAAGCCGAGAACGATGTCACCATCCTTGTAATCATCAACCGTATCTCCTACTTTCAGAGCATTTGTTAGAGCATCAACAGTAAGTGTATCATAATCGCTTCCCTTAACGATATTGGAAATCGTTACTCCTGCGATTGTATCACCCACCTTGAAATATGAATCCTTTTCAATTTTCAATGTAGTTGTGCTCTTGTTTGCATTCTCTTTTACTCGTGTACTCTTAACCACACAAGCTTTACCTGTCTCTTTAACAAATTTCAAAACAGCGCCCTTTGGCAACCATTTCGCATCATCGGGCAGATTGCTTGAATCGAAGTCGTAACCTCCTTCTCTTCTTACACACTGCTCTTCCCACCACAGCGCTTCCTTGATTTTTTCAGGAATGGTGGTTCTTTTCAAAAACATTCCTTTATACATGGTTATCCTGTTTTTTTAGTTAGCTACTTGGAGCATTGTTTTTGGCATACTCCTCCATTTTTTTGATAAAATCATTTGTTTCCGTTTCTGGAGTCGGCGTAGTCGGAGCTTCCACAAACTGACCGCTTGAAACCATCGTTTGCTTCAAGGAAACCCAGTCATCGGCGCATTTCTGAACCATAGAATCAAGATTTTCCTCTTTGTCGAGCTGATACATTGAACGGAATTGTTCGGGAATATCCTTGATTTTTGCATTGCTGTTAAACAAGGCATTCAGTCGTCCTTTTTCCTCTCGCTCCTTGTACGGCGCTATTGCAGCATTTACGGCTTCCGCTATCGTTTTTTGCTGCTGCTCTTTGATTTCTGCGAACATCTTTGCGATAGATTCTGGCGTTACCTTGTCTTCAGCAGGTGGTACTATTGGTGGAATAGGTTTTTCTTCAGGCTTTACATATCCCTTATACTTTGACTCCGTTTCCGTCACAGCCCTGTTAAATGCGGATTGCATCATGCTAACAAATGGTTCAACCGCCGTAATCGCTTTCGCTACATCCTCATCCTGTGACTCATCTGTTAGCCCACGATTTGCGATAATCTGGTCTACCAGCTTTGAAAGTTCATCCTTCTTCAAACCGTACTTCGCGAATGACGTTTTGCAAGAAGCAAGCACTTTTTCTTTTATTGTCATATTTTCTAAATTAAAACGTTAAACAAAAATGATTTCATTGCAATATTACGATTTTCCTATTTTATGTATTATTTATTTTGCAATACTGTGTAAACAATTTAATTTAGGATAGTTTTCGTGCGTTCTGTTGGGTTTAAAATCTGTTCGTGATACATTACCATGCACATCTAAAATAACCAAGCAAACGCAAAGAAAATCATTTCCCTTTTCTACGCTCGATAAGCCTTATCTTTGCCGCGACCTTTCGAATATCTCTTGCATCACGATTGCACAACCTCACAACGTGATAACCAAGCTTCCATATTCCGGCTGAACGATTTGTATCTTTACGCTTCTGATTTTTTGAATAATGATAACCGCCATCAATTTCAATAATCAAATTCAGTTCTGATATATATAAGTCCGCAAAATATAACTTCCTGCCTGTGTGTATAGGTTTCTGCTTCACGACCTTGTAACCAAGACGCATGATATTCTTCATTGCTGCTTTCTCAGCATCCGTTGTCTTAGACAAGAGGTTATTTCTGATGTATTCAACTCGTTTTGGGAAATTTTGATTTTTCATAATCAATATATACCATGCATTAGTCGCACATGATGATTGTCACGAAATTATATTGTATATGTTAGCTCCTATTATATATCCATAGTTCTTTGTTGTAAAGGTAAAGCCATATACTTCTCTCTTGTTAACAGAAGGTAGATGGAATGATTTGAAATTTCTGCTCATTTTAATCATTCCTTGTTTTATGGCATATCTCACATACGAAAAAGCCGAACTAATAGAAACTCCCAAAAAATCGGCAATTCTGTGGTAAGACAATCCAAATTCTCTGTACTCGCTCTTGTAACAGCACTTCCGTAACATAAGCTTTGCGGATTTAACCTCTTTATAGTTACATCCGTCAGTGGCTCGTCGAATTGTACTCTTGCAAAAATCTTTCCTCGATTGGATGATTACCAGCAGAATGCCGTATAATGACTTTTCTACATCTTTCAGAGATGCAAAATTTACTTTAGCTAATGATATATTCCTTTCTTTGTGTTTAGATACAATAGATTTAAATATCAGATTTCCTTTTTCAATACTCGCAAATCCGTTGTCTAAGATAATTTTTACTCTTTTTTCAATGGTCTTGTGGCTGACTTTCGTAAGTACAGACAATTTGTGAGCATTGTATTTCTTAATGACATTCGTTTTGTTGACATGATACGAATATAGAACCAAAGCAATAGCTTTCAGTAATTCCTTATTACCGAACAATGTATTGCATAGTTTATATCTTATTTTATTAATCATATTGAGAAATAAAAAGCCCAAGCGCATATAGGGCTACGCAAGGGCTGGCAAATGTCAACATTAGGATGTGCCACTGGGTTTTGCTGATGTAAGAACCCTATTTCTTTTCATCTCTGGTGCAAATTTATTAATAAAAAATTAATTCAAACCAAAATATGTATTAATTTAACTAATATAATTCATAAAGAATATTAATTTCAAAAAGATTTTCTCAAGATTATTATGCTTATTGATAATTTCTTAATAATTTTGCAAATGTAAAAATTTAGTATTAATCATTTAAAAAAATAAGAATATGAAAATCAACGATTTTGGAGCATTAGCAAGCAACAACAACACTACAGCTATGGTACAAGAAACGCCTTTGGAAGTAATCGACCCTCGGCAGTTCTTGGATTTCGAGCAAAACAAGGTTCAGCAGATTACACTTGACCAGCTCAAGATGACGAACAAAGAGAACAGAGGTGATGATAACACGCAGCCACATGGCATATATCACTTTGCATTGATTCAGCAGGTCTTGAATATGTGCAACGAGCACGGATATGACGCAGAAGTGTACGATCTGTTCGCGACGAATAATCGTGACAAACAGACACCAGGAGTAAGCCTGTACCCGGAACTTGAAAAACAATATGGCAGCAGAGCCGTTCAAGCACACACACTTAGACGTGTTTATGCAAACATCAGACTAACGAACTTCGACGATGACGACCTTACGACAAATCTTGCTATCAGCTACACACAAAAAGGCATACAGGTAGGATTCGGAAGCATGGTCAAGATTTGCCACAATCAGAACATGATGGGAGAAGGACGTTTTGTAGCAGATTATAAAATCAATAATCATTACGCAAGTGGCGATGCCTACAAAACCGACCTAACAGGTATTCTTGCGCAGATTGGGACATGGCTGACCGATGCGCAGCACATCTTCATCGAAGACAAGGAAACTATCGAAAGGATGAAAAACTCAATCCTTACAGCCGAACAGTTGTATGTCATCATTGGTATGCTAACCGCCATACGTGTTGCCAAGGACACGAACAAGAAGGAGATAAAATACAAAGGTGGTGTATACCCTCTCAATCAGATGCAAATATGCCAGCTTACCGAGAGTCTCCTTGTTGAGCAGAAACACAAGAATTACATCACGGCATGGGATTTCTATAATGCCGCTACGGAATTGTATAAGCCGCACATTGTAGACCAAGGTATGATAATGCCGGAAAACTTGGCGATGATGGAGTTTATGAGACAGCAAGAGATCTTCTAACAGTAAATCCAGCAGGTGGGCAAGGCGCCCACTTGCTTAACATAAAAATCACGAAATGGAAAATTATAGTTTAAAAGTAAACCTATTAAAATTGAGAAAAGCAGGCATCGTCAAGATAAAAGGTCGTGACGAGAGTCTTGATTGTGTGGTTCTCCCGATAAAGTATAATCATATTTTTATGTCGAGAGATGAAGACACGAATAAAATAAAATCGGCATATCTCGACCTTACGGCATGGGCGATGAACAATCCAAAGTATGATGAAACACATCTACTGAAACAGTCTTTGCCAAAGGAAGTTCGGGAACAAATGAGTGATGAGGAGAAAAACGGTCTACCCATCCTTGGTGGGATGAAACCTATCAACATTGACAGGATGAATGGTGGCGTTATAAGCAACGCACCACTTTTGGATATTGAGAACAATGACGACCTGCCATTCTGAATAGACTTATTTTTTAAAAAAGGTTTTAGAATTGTAATAGATTATTGATTATGAGAACGAGAACATCAATGTGGTTTGAATGCAAAATTCGTTATGACAGATTAACGGATGAAGGATTATCGAAAAAGGTCACCGAACAGTATGTCGTTGACGCTTTAAGTTATACGGAAGCGGAAAAGAATATTATACGCTCTACTGCCGAAATAATCCCAGAAGTCATTGAAATTAAAGCTATCAAAGAAGCTACGTACAGTGAGATATTTTTTAGCGAAGATGACGCTGAAAAATGGTATAAAACAAAAATTAGCTTCATTTCCATTGACGAAAGAACAGGAAAAGAAAGAAGGACTAATGTCTTGTATCTGGTTCAGGCGAATGATATAAGCAATGCTATATCCAACGTGAAAGAAATTATGTCGAAATCCATGAGTGATTATACTATACAGTCCATGGCATTGACGCAGATTTTAGATGTATTTGAACATAATGAAGAAGAATAACGATGGGAAGAATTAGAAAATCAATACAGGAAAACGTTGCCAGTGATGATATTGTAAAAAAACTATCTGATACGGAATTTGTCTTATGCGCAAAAGAAGATACAGAATTGACGCTTGGTCGTATCAAAGTTGAAACTGGATATACAATCAACGCTGGCAGGAAAGGAATTATAACAAGTTTAACCGACAATATATGCAACGGCTTAAAGGTGAATGATAATGTAAGACTTATCAATAGTGAGGTCATTCCTTGTATCGTGACAGGACAGGATATTGCCGTATTCATTAAAGTTAATGATGATACGCTTTATTCACATATGACGAATTACGGCACAAGGACAAGTCGTTATTTTATACCTAAAGGTGCACCAGTTGCGATGCTAACAATATTATGATATGAGGAGAGTAGTTGTTTTAGAATTAAAGGATGGAACGCAGGATATTAGCGTATATTCATCCAGCGTAAAACTGGTCCTTGCAAATCAGCAAAAGATTGGCATTGGACTGGGGGCGCTTTGGAATGCCTTGAGTAAAACGAATGGCAATTTTGAAAACAAGAAATGTAGAATATACTATAAATATATAGATAAGTGATGTTCAAGAGATACCCGGAAGAATTGACTGAAAAAATAGTGCACCTGTATAAAAGTGGAATGCTCATTACACAGATAAGCAATGAATTGCACATTAACAGGCGCACTGTTAGAACAAGATTAAAAGAATGCGGATTGTTTTTCAAACCTCGTTTTGTCAAAAAGTTTGGTGGTATACGTGTAAATGGTCAATACTATCACTGGTCCGACTCAATGATTAAGAGATTATATCAGTTATTCCCGAATAATCATAATAATGATATAGCAATAATAATGGGTCTTCCTTTGGCTGCGATTGAAAGAAAGGCATACAAGTTAGGCTTAAAGAAAAATGAGCAATGGCTAAAACAGCTAAGAGCACGCAATTTAAGGCTTTCAAAGAGATACAAGATTAAAAGTCCACAGGGCAATCGGTAAAATGTTATAATATAAAAAAGAAGACATTATTCAGATTGATAGTTGCAAATTAAAAATAAGGATATGAATGATATAGAATTATACAATGACAGCTTTCAGAATTATAAGACGTATCAATTACCTAAGGCGCAATTGATATTAACTGACGTGCCGTATAATCTTTCAAACAAAGCTTATGCCTCAAATCCTTCTTGGTATATTGATGGGGATAACAAAAATGGTGAAAGCGATAAGGCGAAAAAGCAGTTTTTCTATAATGATAATGAATTTCGTCCTGCTGAATTTATGCATTTTTGTTCAAAGATGCTTGTAAAAGAGCCAAAAGAAAAAGGGAAATCACCTTGCATGATTATGTTCTGTGAGTATGAGCAACAATTTGAATTTATAAGGCTCGGACGCAAATATGGACTGATGCATTATATACCATTGGTATTCAGAAAGAAATTTAGTGCGCAGGTCTTGAAAGCAAACATGAAAATCGTTGGCAATTGCGAATATGGATTGATTCTGTACCGTGATAAGCTCCCAAAGTTCAATAATGGAGGCAGGATGATATTCAATTGCTTTGACTGGTGTGAAGACAGGACCACGCCTAAGGTACATCCTACGCAAAAACCTGTTCCTTTGCTTGAAAGATTAATAGAAATATTCACAGATAGAGGAGATGTAGTAATAGACCCTTGCGCCGGAAGTTCTTCCACTCTTCTCGCAGCAGCAAACATGGGACGAAGAGCGTATGGCTTTGAAGTGAATCGGGAATTTTGCGAGAAGGCAAACAATAGAGTTTTAAGAAGAATACAACCTAATATTTTTATGTAAGATATGAAATATGATGAATTATTGAAACAGCAGAAAAAAATAAAACCAAGACATCCGCCTCGGCATTTAGAATCACAGGCGCAGCAACAGATGGTACAATGGTTTCGTTTGGAATATCCAACATATATCATTGCTGCCATTCCTAATGGTGGGAGGAGGAATGCGATTGAAGCAAAAATAATGAAAGGAGAAGGAGTGTTGGCTGGATTCTCTGATTTAATTATAATCGCAGACAAGAATGTTTTATTTGTTGAAGTTAAGACTGCAAAAGGGAAACAAACAGAAAAACAAATACAATTCCAGGAGAAAGTTCAGAAACTGGGATTTCAGTATTCGATCTGTCGTTCTTTGTCTGAATTTATTATGACGGTAGAAAAATGGCTTAAAGAAAGATATGAGATATGAAGCAGAAAAAAATGAATTTGCAAATCCTTCCTAAAAGATATTGTAATAGGATTAGGAACGGGTATGAATTTATCAGCAATGATAGAAATGTGATGTATGTACTAACTCGATGCGTCAGTATGTTAGGAGAACAGGAAAATATCTACTACAATATGAAAGTTTATGTCAGAGAAACTACCGAATGGCTAAAGACAAGTGGAAGTAGATGTTTTAATGACATAAGTGAATTTGAAAACATGTTTGCAAATGTAAATGACTTTTATAAAGCATTTGACGATTATAACAATTTAAAACAACAGTAGATGTTACGCACATACACACATCCGTTATGTCAGAACTGCATATCGTTCGATATGCATCAGAACAGCTGCCGCGAGCGGAGCTCTGAATTTTTCGGCGGCAGCATCTCTCCGTTCCATCTTTCCTGTCCGCAGTACATCGGTCTCGGTGTTGTCTACGCACCGAAGAACCGCCCGAAGAAGTGGTTTAAGGCTAAGACCATGGAGGATATGGATAATTCAAGAGCGAGATTGTATTGAATCATATAACCAAAGCGCATCAAGTTGGAGCAAGCGCAGCTTACGCTGTTCTGACGGATGCACCGCCTTGGCAACACCACACCGCATATAGTATATAAATTTGAATAAGATATGAAACTAAGAATAATTCCAATGGAAGCCTATGACGGTTGCATCCCCGTGACCATTTATGTGGTTCAGAAATATGTTAACCATTTCCCATTCGGCAAATGGGTAAACATCAAAGGATTTTTCGACAAGCGAAAGGCTGCGGCATTAATGAGTGTGTTGTATAATTAAACAAAACCCATAAAAACAATAGAGACAATGAAAACAGAAGACAACAACCGTATGGAGGCATTGGCCTACATCATTGCCGACCTGAAGGCAGAGAACATGTATATGTTAGAGCGTGTGCATCAACTCACGGACGATTACAACAACGTGGCACGTCAGTTGCGTGGGATGGAGAAGCGCAAGGACGAAGACCCAGCAAAGCAGACGCTCAGCGAAATGATGCAGATGCGCGACCATTGCGACAAACTGGAAAGAGAGAACGAGGATCTGAAGTGTTTTGCAAAAGCAATCCTTTCCTTTGTAAAGGTCAAAAACCTTTATATGAAAAAGGCTACGAACTGCCCGTACTATCAAGACGGTCCTCATGTATGCTCTACATTCTGTCTGGAATGTGACTCATGTCTGGGTGTCATTGAAGGCGACGGCGTGATTTGCAAGAAAAAATTGGCTGAAGCAAGTGTAGCTTTCCCAAACCATGACTGACACCACTCGCTGTAAAGTATGTCCGCACCATGTCAGATCTTATATCTAACTTTGCGCATAAGCATACGAAGAACGAGGATATACTTATCCTATACGATAGGATATACTTGTCCCCGTTCAAGTATATGCACATACGTCAACACTCTAAATTCATTTTGCACTATGGCAATTAGTTTGAAACTTTCTCGCACGAAAGCCTGCAAGTCCTCTACAAAAGAGCAGTGTCGGTCAGAACCCACATTCGGAAAGAGAGTAGAAACTGCTGCGAATGAATAACCATTTCAGTTCATTCCAATTCTTACAAAATTGGAAAGAACAGGAATACCTACATACAGTTGACTGACTAAACAAAACCGCGTAACATTTCAACTATGATACAACATCAACACTGGGAAGACTCCATTCGCATACTCGTCACCGACGAGCAGCATCATGGTAGCATACAGGTGTTTATTCCTCACCGCACCGAAGACAAACCTTTGGATGGCGCAGCGGATGCTCTTATCTACTCGCTGTGGGTTGACGAAGCTCACCGCGGCCGTGAGGTAGCAAAACATCTGATGGAAGCAGTAGAAAAAGAGCTGAAGTATTGCGGCGTAGAAACCGTCGCAATCTCGTGGGACGGACGCGACTCTCCTCCATGGGTGTTGCATTGGTACGAAAGGTTGGGTTACGAAGAAAAGGCGTTAGACTATCAATGCAGCACGCTTCTCAAACGGCTGTAAGGTACGCAACCGCAGAAGATAGACCGCGAAGTACTCACCACGCTGGATAACTCTAAAACGGGGGGATGAATTAATTTTTGCATATTAAATTTATATTTGACATTATTATCAGAGTCCTGCCCGTGAGGGTCGGGCTCCTTTTACAAGGGCGCAAAGTGGCAGTGGAAACTCATAATAAAGAACGAAGCCATTTTAATCTAAATATATCCGCTGGCGGTTCGATTCCGCATGCGCCCACATTAAGACTATTAATAATCGTATTATTATAATTAATATCTCATTAATAATCAATGAGTTAAATAAAAGTTCTTTGAAAAATATTTTGTATATTGCGAATATGTATTTATATTTGCAATGTTCAATAAAATATCTGTGGCGAGGTTGGAAGCTCTGCCACATTAAGGTAGGGCATTTTTTATGCTCGCTTCTTTACGGAAAACGATATATACGTGTATCGCCCCTTGCATATATTATAATGATGTATGCGTGCTTTCCACAGATAGGCATTGAACAAAGGGTAGCGGTACACGCTTTTTTTGTTGTGCCAACCCAAAATGTATAACGTTCAAAAATATCTGTAAAATGGACGAAATCAAAATTTTGCACAAATCTACTTTCCTCGGAAAGGAAATAGATGTTTGGGGATCAATAGAGTACCCATTGTTTCGGGCAAAAGATGTTACCGATTGGCTTGAATTGAAAAATACGCCTGCGACAATCAAGTGTATTGATGAAGATGAACGACATAAGTTTAACTTAGGTCGAAACGGCGGTGAGACTTGGTTTTTAACTGAGGATGGTTTGTATGAGGTACTTATGTCTTCTCGCAAGCCTATCGCCAAGCAGTTTAAGAAAGGTGTAAAGAAAATTCTTCACGAGATCCGCACTAAGGGCGGCTATATTGCCACACAGCAGAATGACACTCCCGAGTCCATCATGGCAAGAGCTTTGAAGATTGCCGATGAAACACTAAAACGGCACGAACAGAAAGTTCGTGAGCTTGAAACGCAAACCGAGCAGCAAGCACAGACAATCGACATCCAGCAAAAGGAGTTGACAGTAGCAGCGCCCAAGGTCAGATATTATGATGATACGCTTGCTTCTGTTGATTTTGTCACCACACAGCAGATAGCCAACGAAATAGGCATGAATGCCAATGTTCTCAGCAAGAAGCTTGAAGAAATAGGCATACTCTACAATCAATCAAGGCAGTGGCTTTTGAAGATGCCCTACAAGACATGGAACTTGCACGGAACACGGACATTCCCGTACTTGCATAACGATGGAACCAAAGGCTCACGTGTATATACGGTCTGGAACCAACGAGGACGGCGGTTTATACTCGCACTCTACAATAATGACTTCAACGTGAAGTCAGCAATCAAAGATTTAAAAGGAGAAACTCACGCTTAAAAAGAAAGAGATATGGAAAACAAAGGAACAATCATCGTATCAGACAACACCGCAGAACTGATAGAACTGTATCGGCGGTTTTGCAACTGGCAGTCGGACCTAATCTCATTCATTGAAAAAAATGATGAAGATTCGGAAATCATAGAAACATCAGTGGATATACACACGAGGTTGACCACACTACTTGGTCAAACTATAGGACAGAACATTGACGACAGCTCTTCCGATAAGATTGAAATATAAAGACAAATGAAAAAGCCTGTGACAAAGCTATCGATAAGCTTGCCGCAGGCTTTTGTTTTTTTCAAAGACACTTACTGCTTCTTAAAACGCAGGATACTGTTCGTTATTGAATTTTTGCACAGAATGAAATTCTGTCCGTTATAGGTAATAGAAGCGCTAAACACTTTGTTCTGCCCATTGTCGTTGTACGAGAAAGTGATGTCGTTGCCGGATATTGTGTAGTCTGCCGTTAATGTGTATTCTTTTACAATTTCATTGTACCAGACTTTATTGTTATAGGTTTTGCTTCTTTCGTAAACAGCACACCCAGCACCATCAAGAGGCAAATACAGTTTGTTTCCATCAGCCGTGTTCATATATATAGCGTAATTATACACTTCAACACCATATCGCATACTGCCTATGGTCACGATATAATTACCTTCTTCAAACTTATAGGATTTTTCTGTTGTCACTTTTTCTGCTTTCAGATGTGTTTTTGATACATGCACACTTAGAAGACATTTCCCCGAATTGAAAGATGCCGTTATTGTCGTGTCGCAATCATGGTTGGAACGTTCGCATAAATTCCAGTCCATTGATTGCTTCTCCTCTTTAGTGTTATCCGTATAACCGAGTTCTTGCAGCGTTAATGCTCTTTCCACGACCGCAGGATATGTCTTGTTCTCATCAACGGCTATTGTACTGGATTCATGCCAGTGTTCACTACTATAGATCCATGTGGTGTTGTCAATTGTTTTTTTAACACCAGTAGTCTCGTCTTCATTGTCAGAAGAACAGCCTGTGCTTAGAATGATAGTCGTTAAGGCTATCAAATAAGGTATTCTAAATGTTCTCATATTATATATAAATAGATTTGTGTGAAACGCGAAATAATGCGTTGTGCTTGATTTTCTTTGCCCTGCCTTATATACAAGACAGCAAGGCGTAGATATTCGTTCTTACGCAATTTACCAAGGTATAGCAGCCTCTCATAACAATGTATTACGCGACTATATATACCATCATGCATGTATTTTTTGATACAATCTCTGATTTCTTCGGATGAACTGTCAAACAACTGCTTCATAGGCTGATAATTTTGGTTTCGGCAAAGATATCAAAATAAAATGATATTATATCATATATTATTTAATATCTCTTTAAAATCGACTCGCCATCTTTAAAAACCTTTAAATTATCAATGATAATGATAGGAATGTTATGTAGATTGATATTTTCTTAATATATTTGCAAATGTAAAAACAAAACATTAATCATTTAAACATTAGGAGATACAATAATGAAAAAACAAGATGAAATTCAGATACTCCAGTCATTGAAAGGACACGGACAAGGAGAGACATACTTCGGTCAATTCTTTAAAGATGAGGATATTGACAAGATGTGCGAGAACATTAAAAACGATTATCCTATCGAGATGGAGACAATGTTTAACGACAAGGCTGAGATAATGGAGAACCGCATCGTTAAAGAAAGAAAAGAAAACGACGAACAACTCCTTCGTCTTGCTGCTGAAATCCTAAGCCACATCAACGATCCGATGAAGATTTATGCGGCGATAAAGAATGTCATTGGTTTGCCGAATATTCTAAAAGCCAAGTACGACAACAAGGTGGACTTCACCAAAGAAGAGATAGATTTCTTGTACCAAAAAGCTAAAAATTATTTCTGATATGGAAGATGTTATGATATGGTTGCCGATAATTAGCCTAACAGTAGGTTATATTGTAGGCATATACGTAGGACGTAATTTCAAGAAATTCACGGAGGAATAACAATGGAAAAGAACAACGAACATTACAGATTGAGTGATGGCAAGAAATGCAAGGAATTACTGTCGAAATATCCAGACTACAAGGTGTACTGGCGCAGTGGCTTCCAGTACAGGGGTGCTGGAGAACAGGAAATGCCAAGAGATAAAACGGATTATCCCGTGTTGGAATACTTTGGCAATCTGAAACATAGAATGATTTATGTTACATTCGAGGAAGCCATGCAACGCAAGTATGATTGGTCGGCAGCCATTGATATTGATGTCGACCACGAGAAGAAAGAATTGCATTTTAACGGATTCAGCGAAAATGATATGTGTTGACTATGGAAATGGTTTATGTAGTATATGGTTATGATTACCAGGCAAAGAAAGAAGCCCGATTTACGATTGACAAACGTGACATTACTCCGTATATCTGTAGGGTTTTCGCAAGACTGGAAGACGTAGAGAAATACATTGTTGATTTTTTCAAAGAACATGCGTCAGATGATACCATTCTGAACCTATCTAAGTCAAAGAACGGTTATTTTTCAGCGGATATGACAAACGCCCATGAGAATAATGGTATCGTCTATGGTACAGTCATTGAAGTTAAACCTCAAGACATAACAGAAGAGATTGGTGATAGTAATTTGTTTGATGACTTATTCAGCGTCTTCAATGGATAGAATGATGAATATGAATTTATAATAAAAAAAAGTTATGATAAGTACAGTAAAAGATTTAAGAGAAGCGCTCAAAGGAACAAAAGGAGCTGATTATGTGGAAATAATTATGCCATCAAGCAACGGAGGTAAATGGAGAATACCTCTCACAATTGCAAGAAAAGAAAAAGGACGATTTATCCTGGAAGTCAACAATCCTTTTTAAAACAGGGCAGATGTGGTAATAAAGCCACTCAGACAGGATGCAATGTCCTGTCTGCCTACAAAGTGCATCATTAGCACCTGGCAGTCTTACAGATTTGCGGTTAGAATTTACCTTTGAGCCGTTTCCTGCCACAAAAACAAAGAAAGGACTGAAAGCGGAAATCAGAGAGCAAACTCTTCAATCCGAGAAAACGTAATCAGCGCTGGAAAGGGAGCGTTAACACCCACCGACAAAGCATGGTAAAGTCGAGAAATTACATGCCAGCTTCACATCTGGAAGTGGTGGCTCTATATGCTGAGTTTAAATGCAAAACGTAGGCTACATAGTTGTAGACGTAGGGAGCACAACGTACACCGTGCTTTTAAATTAGTACAACAAAAACAAAGAAAATGAATATGAAAAATGAAATCTTAAATGAGCTTATGAACGCTCACAAGAGTATAATTGCACTGCTAAAACACGATATAACGATGCCTGTTTTGACTGATGTAAGAGAGATACAGAAGAATTTGTTGAACATTCAAAAAATCATAACAAATGGAAACGAGTAATACTTTCAAAAAGGTTATCAAGGACTATCTTGACAAAAGAGCCAAAGATGATGGATTGTTTGCCGCACAATATTACAAACCAGACAAATCACTGGAAAAATGCTGTGACTTCATAATTAATGAAGTTAAAAAGAGTGGTCGAAATGGTTTCGATGATGATGAGATATTCGGGCTTGCCATACATTACTATCAAGAAGACGACATTAAGGATATAAAGAAAATTCCAAATTGTCATATCGTTGTCAATTTATCCGACCAGACAAAGGAAAATTTGGAACGCGAAGCAGAACTGGAATACAAGGCGCAGAAACTTGCCGAACTGAAAGCAAAGGACGCAAAGATATTGGAGAATAAGAAAAGGAAAGCGGAAGCTGCTAAGAGGAAAGATGAAGAAACAGGACAACTAAGTTTGTTTTAGATAATGAGGACGTGACGTATGAGACCGAGAAATAAATTAGAGAGACAAATCGTAGAATGGTCTACCCTACTGCCTCGCATATCACCAAAGCAAGACAGGTGGGCTTTAAAGCATTGCACGGACATGAAAGCTGCTTATTCTAACAGTTCACGCATAAGCCATGGGTGCTTCTACCTTATCACGACATACAAAGGATGGCAGGTGGTCAGATACTTCCAGATAAAGGCACATTACGCATACAGAAAACTAAAAAAATATTACTACAAAGAATGTATGCAACACTGGATAAAAGACGACAAGTATATATTCTTGTCGTTGCCTCGTATGCAAGGCTGCATTAATGATGCATTCATAAATGGTGCATTGGAGATTAGACGCGAGTATGGGCATTGTTCCCTTTTGTGTGACCCACGTTATCTGGGATATGATGATGTATATATAGCTCGCTTACAGAAACGCTTTCAATATGCGTGGAGAAACATGAAAGATGCGAAAGATAATGTATATATATTTTTTAGAGCTTTAGGTGCTTCTCCTTATTGTGAGACATTGTGGAGAAATCACCCAGACACATTCAAGAAAACTGTCTATCGTAACTTTGCATTTGACAAGAATCTGATGGCAGCGATTAAAATCGCCATGCGGTATAAGTATGACATTTCCTCTTCTCTGTGGTGGGATATGGTGGAGAATTTGCATTATCTCAAAAAAGATCTACACAATCCAAAACTTGTATGTCCTATTGATATACAGAAGGCGCATGACAAGTGGATGAAACTCAAATTAAGCCGTATGAAAAAAATGTCGGATAAAATGTGCAAGCTTAGACAATTGGCTTCCGAAAAAATGGAGCTACGACGTATCGAAGAGCAGCGTACAAGAATGGAAGAGCAGAAAGAATATGCCAAGTCTGTGGCACAGGCTTATATCAACAAGCGCAAAAGATTTTTCGGGCTTGATATTACGGACGGGCAGATAGATATAAAGGTCTTGCAATCCGTTGAAGAATTTTACGAGGAAGGGAAAGAGATGTGTCACTGTGTCTTTGCCAATCGCTACTTTGACATCAACAAGAAACCCTACTGTCTTATTCTTTCCGCTAAGGTACAAGGTCGTAGGGTTGAGACGATTGAGATTGATACGAATGAGCTTAAAATCGTACAATGTCAAGGCAAACATAATATACCGAGCGAATATCATGAAAAGATAGTAAAACTTATGGAAAACAATATTGACAGAGTTCGAGAGCTTGTTTAATCAAACAAAAACGCCGTTTCCTTATAGTACAGAAACGGCGCAATGTAAAAATCGTTAATCATTTATATCTTTTGGAGATACAACGATGCAAAGGTAAGATTTTTATTTTGGTAAAGCAAAATTTTTGGTATATATTTGCAGATTATTAATTATAAATAAAAACATCATGGAAATACCAAACAAAATAAAGGAGATAATGAAAATATATGGCATGGATGATGCTGAGCTTGTAGGTGACAGTATGTATTTGCTGTCTCTAAAAACAGATTCTGACAATATTCTTCCTACAGGACTTCCGCTGATTGTCGATTACCACATGGGGAATGCTCGGATTTTACCTAATAATGAAGCATTGAAGGTGATTAGCAAACTATAATTTCATGTTGTATATTTGCATATATCAATAGTTTTTTATAATTTTGCGACGCAGTTCTAATTTTGCGATATAAGAACTGAAGTTCTTTGGACCCGAAGCACTTTGTGTGGATAACATCGAGCAAAAGCCGATTAAGTTACGGTGAGGTGCCCACCACGGTGGAGGTGTCTCGAAGGGAACATTAAATGTTCCCTTTTTATTTGTTCCATTCATTTTTGAAATTTATGCCAAAATTCTTGGAATTATACATATTTCTCGTTACTTTTATAAGTTTAGCCCCTTTAAATAACCATATTTCTGACAAATTACTATTTTGTTCAAATGCAATCTTTACAGTACCCAATATATATTTTGTATTAGTATTTCCAATTACATCTACAAGAACCCTGCTTGATTGCTTTGCCCCTTTATCTATCAGATGGTCAAGCGTGTTTGTCCCATTAAATGCTTTCCCCTCCATATCGTAAATTTTGCCTTGTTTTTTTATGATAAAATCAAAGCTATTGCTTTCACTTGGGTTTGGCATTAAATATACATCATATCCTTGTTTTACAAGTTTTCTTGCCATATCTAAATTTTTTGGCATTTCTCCTGTCTTAAACACTTTGTCGTATTGGTCTGCATATTGTGAGAATATTGTACCATCTTTCGAGGAATAGCGATTTATCTTTGCAAAATGGTTTCCTTTGTCTTCAATATACGACTTCAATAAAGAAACCTTTTCTTTGTTACTTGCAGATTTTGTAATATCAGTAAATAATGAAGCAGGAGTTGAAGTTTTGCTTTTTGCTTCTCCGAAAATGGCTTTCCTTAAATTAGATTTGGTCGTTATAGCTTTGCTCATTTCCGGGTTTATTATCTTATCGTCAATTCGCATAACCCAAACCCATTTCCCCTTCATGCTGTCGATATACTTGACCACATCAGCCCCATATTGACCTGTTTGAGGGTCAAACAGTAATATCTTATTATTTTCAGTTATTGCGCTAAAAACATGAGCATACTTTTTCTTCCATTGACAATAAATCTCGTATCGTCCATCTTGTTTCCCTAAATTTTCAGACAAGAAATCCGAAATTCGTCTTTTTGACATTTTTTCATATCCGCGTTTTTTCGCCCACACACCACTCTTTATATATTCGTTTTTGTTGACAAAACGTTCCATCCAGTTCATTTTTGTTTCTGAAATGGTGTCAAATCCTTCAAATTTTCCCTTAGCGACAATATTGAACCCCCTACGGCGTAATTCATGCACAACAGTACATGTTTGGCAATTTATAATGTATTGCCCACCTCGCCCGAAATAAGGATTTTCTCTTCCCGAATTTGCTCGTGCCCAGGACATAGGTCTACCTTTGAGTATACCAAGTCTCTTTTCGAGTTCCCGACAATTTTCAATTTGTTCTTTTGAAAAACCATCCCATAACAATTTATCCCATCGTTGACGAATTGATATGCCGTTTTGAAAATGCCTATAAAGTTGTTGCACGTTTTCAATAGACCACGTGCTCTCCGATTTTAACGCACCAAGAACCGCATTGTAGCGTTTTCTTAACGCATCGCCCATTGTATTAATATCTGTATATGTAAGTTTTGCTATATCATTATCCATCTTCTCCATATACATAGATGACCTTCTTAACAACCATCGCCTTTGTATTTTTTCTACATCTCGCTTCGCATGTCTTATTTTCGCCGCTTCTTGTATAGCATCACGATTGGAAATTGGCTTTAAGCCCATTTTTATGCGTTCTGCCGGGCTTAAAAGACTGTACCAGTACTTTGTGTTGTCCGCCAGATGCCATGCAAGCTTATCGCGTTTTTTGGCTTTGATTATATCGCTGACATTATCTCTGATATATCTCTTGTAGTTTTCAGGAATATCAGTTATGGTATAAGGCGAAACATAATTACTCATGTCTTCGCCGGCATACAGTCTCTTGTAGAAATCCTTTGCTTCATCTCCCGAAATAAGAATTGGATCTGAAGTACACATACACTGAGGATGCCATCCAGTCCAGACAAAATCTTTCGGGTATCGTCCTTCCAGTTCATCACAGATGTCATCAATATCATGCTGTGGCGAAAGATGTATTAATTGTCCTATCACAAAAGGCTCGTTTTTCCAACGTTCATTTCTCGCCTTATGATATGCAGCATTAATTTCAGTCCTTGCCACTCGAAGAGCGTTTTTCCTTGAAGAACGATAGACACCCATACCTACTTTCTCTAACGGTTCTTCGACAAAACGCACCTTACCATCAATTATGCGTTTTCTTCGCCAAGTTACAACATCTTTCTTTTGTCCGTTTTTCTGGATTTTTATGATGTGATACCGACGATACATCATATCTGGATTATTGAGATATTTTCGTATCGCTTTGCCCATCTCCTCGGCTGATGTCCCTTTCCCTAAACCATCGGCAATAACATTACTCATTGCCATCTCAAACTCGCTTTTTGTTTGTTGGCAGTAATTCCAGACTGTCTGTGCGAGATTGAGTCCTTGTTTTGAATTTAAACGATTTGAAATAAACGTTTCTGCGGCGATATTTCTTGCCATCCTTAGAGCTTTATCAGATAGTATTGAAAAACCGCCCAAAACGGCACTATCATGGTTATACGCAAGCGTTACACCATCAGTTATGCCGTTCTTGTAGCAGAGCATATTGTTCTGAAAATAATCACTGAATATGTCATTCAGTCTTGTTGTGAGTTTCGGAAATTTATCAAAAGAAAACAGGGCATCATCATCAAGCACGCTCTCATCATAGCCAAGAGAAAACAATTTCTTGACATAATCACTGTATAATCTGCCCAACCGTTTGTTATAAACGGCGAACAGATTATTCAGTTGTTCTTTTTGTTGCTTAGACGTGAGCTTCTTTACCATCTTTAACTTTATTATTTGCCAAAGTGCCAATATTGTGAACGACCATGACCTTTAATGTTTTCAACTCTCTCAATATAGTAGCTATCTTTCTCGTAAGCACCAGCTTTTTTATCTTCTTTCTCAACTCTTTTAATTGCCGTCTTAACCGCATCGAGATTTTTGTAACCATCAGACTGATTGCCTGTTAATTTGTCAACGTATACATACTGTATTTCCGTCTGACTTGAAGATGGCTCTTTGGGGCCTTTTATAGGTTCTGTAAAACCGGGTCCTGTGCGATAATTCTGCGTACTACCTGTTTTTCTCGTTCCTCCGCTTCCTTTTGCCATAACTCATTCCTCCTCATTGACTACCGATTGTTTACTTGTTGCCGTACCACCAAATCCCGACAATGCCGCTTCTTGCATCATCGTATCCTGCTGCTCCTGTTTCATTTCTTCCTCTACCTCGTCTGCATCATCATTCAATGGATTAAGTTCAATCGCGCGACGATTGGATGTGGATTTAGCACCACCGTTAGACGATGTTATGAGCTGTAATAATTCGACATCATTCTTTGGAAGATATGGTTTGAATACGGGCTCAAAATCAATACCATCTACCACATCTTGCCCGATGCCTTTGATATAGGCTCCAGTGTTCGCTATTCCGTTTGCAACAATGTTGCAGCGACGGGTAAACATCTCGCCGTACATCTCTGTTTTAAGGTCTGCTTTCATATAGGGGGCGGTAAACATGAGGCGGATAGCAGCGCCCGATGTATTGTTACCCAGTTGTTTCATGTTCTCGAAGCTAATATCTGCCGTCTGCGTGAATGAGTATATGATATTGAAAAGATTGGCTATCTCGCCCCTTACCGATTCAGGCGAGGAGTTCCATGACAAGACATTCATACGTGTGTCTTTGCCGCCAACGAACACCGCACCCTGTTCTCCTTTCTCGGCAAACCCTTCCAATCTACCTTGCACGAAATATTTAGGCGTACCAAAGTAATCATTGGTGTCACCCCAGTTGGAGATACACGTTTCAACTCGTTCTATCGCCCATTGCACCTTTTCCCATTCCGCTTCATCTTGTCTGTAATACACCACTGGTATTTTGGTAAATCCGTGCATCTTCTTGCCAGTGAGCGTCCAACCATTTTCCAGATTCTGATATTGGTATACATACATATCGGTATAAACATCAAAATGCAGGTATGCCGTGCCCAGTTCATCATATGTATAATACTCACGGGCAAAACCATCCATTTTGTGAGTATCAGTAAAGTGAGGATATAGCTTATCGCCTCTTGTCGGACTGAGCAGCATATTCTTAATCCTGCCTGTAAGTTTTCCGCTACCATCCTGTTCCATATACCATAATTCAGCGGCTTCACGCTCTTTGCAAACCGTACGCACCAATCGCTTGTCAAAGTACTTCATCTTGTTATCATGGTAACAATGATTGACAGCATCAGACAATGATTGTTGCTTGTCATTGAGTTTCTTGATTTGCAAACCATGAGCCGTTATCTTATAAGTCACCTCATTCATCAACAGGAAGCTGACTATCATGTTAACGATAGACTGCTGTATAGGCACCGCGATTCTTACCACATCAACCCATTTGCTCTTATAGAGAGCTTTGCCGGTTATAGGGTCATTCTTACCAGAAGGTACCATTATCTTTTTCTTTGGCCTTTCTCTTTCGTCAAAAACCTTATGCTTAGACGGGTCCCATTGCATCAAGATAACATCCAGTGGGGTTTTAAAATCCTGTTTTCTTGCCGTCAACAGATTGTGTATCTGACACACATCTTGTATCGCCAGTATTTCCTCTATTTTTCTCATCTTAAATCGCTTTTGTTGCGAAGTTAAATAAACGAGTTTATTTAAAAATACTTTAAAACAGCCCTGTGTAAACATTAATGAATATTAAATCCTTAAGGAAACCGAAGATTTTTGAAATATGTTTTGCGTTTTCAAAATATCTTATTATATTTGCAATGTAAAAATTAATAATTAATCAAACAATAAGAGATACAACAATGGTAACAAAAATAGAAAAAGAAATAGGAGATATGATTGAGAAAAATGTAGATTTTGACAGTATAGTTCATTCTTCTCCTAACATATTGAGAAACCCCGTTAATATAAGAACTAACGTAATCCATGCACTTGAAGAAATCGGACTTGTTGTACAAGATAATCCTAATGGTTCATTTCGTAGATTTGTTAGATTAATATGTTCTGATAAAAATGGTACATACTACATGTTTTGCAAAGTGGTAAGACTTTATAAAGAACCAGACAAATTTGTAATTTCAGTTGACCATTTGTATAAAGCAGCCGAAAAGACAGACCCATTTAGTTCAGAAAATGACGTCAACCTTTATGAGGAATATATAAAGAGCATATTAAACAGTAAGCTCGATTCTGCCTTTTCATAATTATCGAAGATAAATATATTAATAATAAATAAGCAATTACTATGAATAAAGTAAATCATTATGTTGCGTGGCTCGAATACAAGGGTCAGCGCAGCGCACGTTACCAGGGCTTCGCAGAAAGCCTTGACGAGTTTCGCCGGATGTGCGAGGAGAAGCATTTCAACCTCGACGAAACCGACGAAGTTGAGTGTATCAAGAAAGACGCGAGGAATGCCGTTGGCAGACCATGCGAGAAAATTGTAACAGAGTATTAACATTTAGTAAAGCGAAAAAAATATGATTACCAACGAATTGGCAAAACAGCTCATTGAGCAGGCTGAGTATAATTGCTCTGGCGAAAAAGTAGAGTACAACATAGATGACATACAGGCGCTCAGTGAAGACGGCGCCTATCTCGTCTTCGCATCATCCGAGTCTTGCAAGACATCTTTCGTTTGTTACGAGGATGGTACGGCATATTTTCTCAATGACTGGCAGAGTTGTTATCCGGCAAGCGAAGATGCAATTTCCGAGTTCAACAACTGGGTCACGAAAGACTGGAAGGAGTCACCCGTGATTTTCAATGGTCTCCCAAGAGTTTTATCCGATTTGGAAAATTTGAAACTTAAAAAAAGAAGAGATGATATAGTAGTATTGGAAAATCTTCAGCAGGAAGATGACCAACCGAGATTTCTCGTTGTCCTTGCCAAGGAGATTGAAGACTATGCCGCCGATGGCAGCAGCTACGACTACTCTTTGAAAAACAATGAGTGTGAGTGCGAGTATGATATGATGAAGGCTATAGAGAAGAAGTTCGGCATTAATTCGGCTGAACTGTCTTTGTATGGAGAAGACAATGAACTTGAAGCCTGTTTCGATTCAGAAATCAGCGATGAGCTGCTTGCAGAAATCAACAAGTTCGCAAAAGGGTGGAGAAAGGAGAACGAATGGTTTGACAATCCGCTATACTGGAACTATTACGACAACTCAAACTACAAGTCCATTCTGCTACACAGCGAGGTGGAAGACGCAAACAACAACCGTCAGTTCGATTTGCTCGACAACGATGATGAAACCGCCAAGGCCGTCATCGCAGCATACGACAGAGCCGAGGACGCTCCGAGAGAATGGGAAAACGGATTCTCAACATACGATGACGAAGAAACCGGGTATGAGATTAGGTTCTCTCAATGGAGTGGTCACGGCAGTATGGCAGACGTTTATTAAATTAATTACACTTCAGCCCTCGACAACACGGTTAAACGGAACAATATGACAACAGGTAGAGGAGGAGCAAGAGCTGGAGCAGGACGAAAGAAACTAAATAAGACAATGTTACATACATACATTGATAGTGATTATCTTGCCAAGCTCAAAAGTAAAGCCGAAGCAGAAAATCTAACCATCGGCGATTGGCTTGTAAAAAATGTTATTATATAACGGTAGAGGAAGAAGACGAAAATATCTTCTTCCTTTTATTTTGGTTTTTCTCTGAATTTATAATTATTATATACATTTTCTTCCTATATGCCAGTGATTACATTCCAAACATATATAGGCTTTATAATTAAACAAGTGCTTCTTTTTGATATATGTTGTTGCATCTAATTCACTCTTAAAAGCTATCTTCGCAACACCTTTACCATTGTAATGACATCTCTTACGATGTTCTCGTGGTCGCTTATCGTAAATTCTATTCATAAGCCTATTCATTAACCAATGAGACCAAGAATATCGGCGGCTTGCATACCGCTGCCATAACCGCCAAGTACTTTATCCAATACACAATATCTTACACCATCAATTCCGTGATTCCACATATCCACAGGAACATTCAACCATTTACCATCCTTATTTTGTTGCCAGGTATAATTGTTAAATTCTTTGCGTAAGTTTATTGAACGTTTCGTAATATGTATTCTGAACTGTTGCATCTTCATGATACCGGCATTGACAGAACCAGGATATTTTGTTACAGCTTTAATATTCAAGCCTGCATTACTAATTTCGTCCACAAGACGAGGATCTGCGCATTCGGATATAATTTCTGGAGAACCTTCAACACGTTTCAGTTCTCTTATTATATCACCACTCAGCATCTTTGTCTGATAACACAGTTCGTCAAGATACAAATCATTTCCACACAAAGAAACATCTATAATTGCCGTCGGGTCATTACTATATCCAAAGTCCATACCCAACCAATGATGCTTTCTTGCATCAATCGGGACATAATCGTCAATAACTACATTTTCAAAAATAAGACCTTCCACAACAGCACGCAGCCCAAGTCCATATATACGCCAGAGACTCGGATTCTTCCATTTAAGGCTCTCAATCTCAGCGATAACCTTTGGTTCGAGAAAAGGGTTATCCTTATAGGTGGATATAAACCAATAAGTGCTTTTCTCCTCGTTTACCTGATTTATCCAATGGTCTTCTGAGAAGGAAGGGTTATAATCAAGAATAGAGAACTCCGTGGTACGCATCTGAAGCTGCTGCCATTCGATGAAAGAAAGCTCATTCGCCTCATTTACGAAAAGTATCTTACGCTTAGAACCACGCACCTTCTGCTCATTATCGGTGGAGAAGAACTCAATCCAAGAGCCGTTAGGAAAGGTATAGACGAACTCTGACTTGTTCATGCTTTTGTCATCCCACCAGCCAAAAGAAAGCATCACGTCCTTAAAGTCGCGATATACGGTACGCTTGATGGAGGGCATACCAGCACGTATGATAGAAACGGTAGTTCCTGCCCTGTTAAAGCAAAGCATACAAAGGAACTGCACTATTGAGTAAGTCTTGCCGCTACGACTTGACCCTTGAAGAGAACAAGTCGTAAATCCTGCTTCTTTTGCAGCTTTTACCTTCATGTAATTTTTTGCCAAATATACGTGCGGCATACTTTATTATCCTTCTTTGTTAACTTTGATTATTCGACTGTCCTGTCGGGTTCAGCGTCTCTCTTTTCTTTCTCTTTTTTTATTTCCATGAGTATCTTGCCATATTCCTCTGAATTGGAAACAAAATGTACTTGCACTGGGTCTTGCTTAATCTGCTCACCCTTGCTTGTAAGGTCAATGTGCTGCACCTTGCCATAAGCCCTATCTATGATACGCTCCAGTACATCAAGTCCTTTTTTGTCAAGTACACCCTTGGCGATGATACGCTGCATCATCGGACGTGTCTTGTCGGCAAGAAGCATTTTTAATTCATCTTCTGGCAATGTCGCGATATAGATAAATGATTCCGCGACGATCTGTGATGATGGAACTTCATATCCTTTCTCTTTCATCTCGTCAATGAACATTGTCATCGTCTTGGGTCGTGGAGGTCTACCTTTGGGATTGCCGACACCGCCTTTTTTGAATTTACCTTTTTCAAGGTTTTCAAGCTGTTTTTTGCGCTTATTCGCATCTTTGGATAATGGCATAATAATACGTTTTATTCCTAAATTATTCCTAACAATAGCTTTTATTTGAGAAAAGCATCTTTATTTTCTTTATCCTCTACTGCCCTATCATGACACATTTTTAGTACTTTGAAGTACTCTTCGAGCTTGTTATTATAGAGCAATTTCGCAATCTGCTGAACAAACACAGGTTTTCGCCCATCCTGCTGTAGCTTTACTATATCACCGGCAGGCATCAATAAGAACTGCTCCATAATTTCAGCTTTTTCTTTTGATGTGAGCAGTTTCTTGGTAGGAAGCAGAAAACCTACCTCCTCCAAGATTTTTGTCTTAACTGACTTAACCTTCATATTTATCACCGTTTACGAAGTTCATAAACTCAGCTCTTACTTGTGGGTCGTCTTTAAAAGCACCTTCGAGATAAGAAGAAGTCATAATACCTTTCTTCTTTGCGCCTCTAAATTCTTTACAAGAATGATGACCTTTCATGACAAGAGCTATTCCAAGTGGTGGATATTCATCGCCAAGAGCATCTTTAAGCATATCTACAATATCGTGCACCAATCGCTCCTGTATCTGTAAGCGAGCGGAGCAGTAATCAACCACACGACCAATCTTAGAGATACCGAGAATCTTGCCTTTTGGATTTGGGATGTATGCAAACCAGTACTTACCCCAGAACCAGACACAATGATGTTCACAGTTGGAATGAAAATCGCCTTGATCGATAACCATGTTATCATATACGATACCATCCTTGCCGTTATCAAAGGTGGTAATCTTTGGTTTCTGTGATGGGTCGTAGCCTCTGAATATCTCTTTCCACATTCTGATAATGCGGTCAGGTGTGCCCTTCAAACCCTCACGATTAGGGTCTTCGCCGATGTACTCCAATATGCGGACGATATTATCCTCAACAGTTACCTCGTGCTCATCGGGGAAGATAAGCCAATCATTAGCGTTAACGATACCACCATAGAAAGATACTTTATCCTTAGAGCGTTCCTTAACGAAGGTTACCGCCGTATCATAGTTACCGAAACCCTCAATGGTCTTTCCGCTATCGCAAATATCATCAACCACAAGGGTTTTAGGTGTAATCTTACGAATATCGCATTCGATGCGAACACCGAGCATCTGAGAGAGCTGGATAGCTGTAAAATAGCCTCCTCTTGGGATAGGGTAGATTGCATCATAGCTTCGACCTTTATCCTTAATCTGTTCAGCCATCGCTTCGACCGCACACTTATAGTAATTATAATCTATCTTAACTTTATTATAATCTTTCATATTTCCTTGTTTATCTTGGTTCTGCTGGTATTTCTCCAGTACTCTTTATAATCCTGTTTTTCCTCTTCGTTAGGCTGATATACTTCATAAGAAGCGCCGCATTACACACAATGATAGAAATTTACTACGGAATCATCATCCTCGCTGCGGTCACCTAATGAATCTCAACAAAGTTTTCCACCGCGATAAAAGCAGATAGGACGATACTTTGTCGGGGTTTTCTTTTTATTCTTGCTCATAGGCGAAATGATTTATTTCACGTTGAGAATCTTCTGCTGCTGTAAGGAAAGCCGCCATTTAGGGTTAGCCTCTACGAAAGCAACTGTCTGTTTCAGAATTTCAGCATTCTTCTTCGCATCACCCGTATCACAAGGCTGAACGTAGTAATAATCTGCATCAATACCACAATCGGTAATTTCATGCTCACCATCAAAGACAACCTTTACCTCAGAAGCAACTTTGATAACAGGTTTTGCATTTCTGACAAATAAGCACTTAGGCGAGCATGTTACCCAATTTATACTACTTGGGATATTATGGGTTCCGTTAGTTTCAATTGAGATATAATATCCATATTTCTGCAAAAAAGTTATAAGGACATCATCTATCTGTAATGTAGGTTCTCCTCCTGTAAATACAATAAATTTGCAATCACCGCCCACACTCTGTATCGCTTCCAGAATATCGACCTTGCCCATTTCCTCATACTTCTTAAAATCAGTATCACAGAAAGGACATTTCAAGTTACAACCCGAGAAGCGGACGAAGATAGCCGCTCTGCCTGCATGTCTTCCCTCACCTTGGATAGAGTAGAAAATCTCATTTATTCTATACCTCATCATTATAAATTCTCCTTTCCGTCAATCTTATTATCATCACAATAAACGGCGATATTGCCTTCACTCTCCTGTACCTTTGCCTTGTAACACTCTGGGAACTGTTCAGTAATCCATTTGGCTATATTCTCCGCAGTAGGATTGAAATGCAGAAGCTCATTGAGGTTGCCGTGGTCGAGATAGCCATGAATCTTTTGCTTGATATGCTTAAAATCTATTACCATACCATCTCTATTAAGCTGTTTAGCCTTACAATATATGGTAATAATCCAGTTATGGCCATGTACATTTGCACATTTGCTTTCGTAGGAGAGATTTAGCTTATGGCAAGCAGCAACCTCTATTCTTTTGGAAACGTAATACATATTTTTTTTCTTTTATTTTATTATTTCAATTTTTATTCTTAATTTTGGAACCGAGAAGAATAAATCGGGTGGGTCAGTACACTGGCTGCTCGATTTCACGCTTATTCTTCAAAGGCAAAGAGGTGTACCTGCTTTGCTGTTTTTATCAAAGCTTATGGCGATGAACATTGCCTGATAAGCCAACAACAATAACTTCTTTTAAGTTACCTCTTTCATTTTCTTTTGCATAAGTGAGATACATAGAAATTTGGTCTTTGACATATTCTTTTGTCATAGCCTTGTTATTCTGTATGAGGATAGCAACCTCTGCCCCTTGCTTTGCAGCATTCTTCAATGCATTCTCTACCTTATAGGCACTCGCCGAGTTGATGGTTTTCATATCCATCACGGAGTGTTCTTTGAAGCCATCTGTTTTTTTTACTCCCGTAATATATGAGTTTTCGCTCATCAAATATACACGATACCCCTTTTTGGCAAGAACTTCTGCGGCATACATTTCCTTATTAATATTCGGGTCAGCAATATTATTATGGTCGTTATGTACCACATAGTAACCACCGCTTTTATCGAAGTAGCTATCTTTATAGTTGCCCGTAGAGACGATGGCTTGAAATTCTGATTCTCTCTTAGCCATCGTCTTAGGGTTACCCGAATAGTTTCGTGTACCTCCACTTGCCTTACTCATCCTCGTATTCAGTTGGGTCAGGGATACCAGCATCACGGAGTGCTTCCTTACGTTCCATACAAGTGCCACACTTACCACAATGCTTCTCACCGCCTTTATAGCAGCTCCAAGTTTCAGCGTAATCAATACCAAGCCTCTTGCCGCGGCGAGCAACATCAGTCTTTGTAATATTCGTATAAGGAGCATCAATGGTAACACCCTCGTAAGTACCATTCTTCATTGCCTCTGACATGGCATCAATGAAACCCTTGCGGCAGTCTGGATAGATAGCGTGGTCGCCGAAATGATTAGCAATAAGCACCTTCTTCAATCCATTACTTTCTGCGATACCGCAAGCGATAGAGAGCATAATGCCGTTACGGAAAGGAACTACGGTTGATTTCATATTCTCATCATCGTAATTACCTTCGGGGATAGCTTCTGCGCCTTCGAGGAGAGACGACTTAAAGTAGTCGTGAATAAAGCCGAGTGAAATAACAATATGCTTGATACCAAGTCGCTCACAATGCAACTTAGCAAAAGGAATCTCCTTCTGATTGTGGTTAGAGCCATAATCAAAAGAAATAGCAAGAGCAATGCTCTCTTTCTTTTCATGCAGGAGAGTTACCGAGTCCATACCTCCTGATACAATAATCAATGAATCTTTCATAATTTATAAATTTTTATCAGCGTAATGCTGGAATTTTACCCATTCTCTAAAATTATGTAATGTAATACCTTTTTTATCTTTTATGCTCCGTACTTTTACATTATTAATAACCGATGTATGTCGGATAATCTTTCCGTTCTTAAATTGATGAACTTCTCCAAATTGCCCCCCATAGTCCATGTTGTGGAATCAACAGAATCAAATCTATATTTTTGTAGATTATCAATCCTTGTATATCCCAATCCATGAATCTTACATCCATTCTTATGAGCAATCCCTATCATGTAAGGAAATAATGTCTCAAACTTAGATGTGGGCATTTCTTTTGCTGCTATTCCACCAATGGCAACATAAGGATATTCCTTTATCATTTGCAGATAATAATCTTTTCCTCTCCCTATATGCCATACAGGTATTGGCTTGCGATGGGTCTTATCTTCAATCCGCTGTCGTAGCATTTCTACATATCTAAGACCTTTAATCTTATCAATATCCAACTCCAAGAATAGTCTTATATCGTTTTCTATGATAAAATCGCAATATCTGTCAACATAGCTGAGCCAATCTATATTTCCGTGCTTTGCGGCATTACTCATAAATGTGAATGCTCCACTATCCAAGAGAAATGATGCAAACTTTGGAATCAACGGCTTCTGCCAATCTCTTACAGAATAGAATGATTCAAGAGCAAATACCTCGCTCGCTTTAATCTCTCCATTTAAGAGATAAGGCTTAATACCCGATATTCCACTAAGATAAACCTTCATAAGCGAGCACGAGCGTACTTCATAAAGCGTACCCACTCGCCGAAATTATGTGCAGCCACCAATTTTGAGCGAAGTTTCTTGCCCTCAGGTGCTTTAGTTTTATCCATAGTTCCGTTCTTGGCATTGAACTTATATATAGAACCGCTCATATTGCCATAAAGCCAAGCTGTAGAATCCACAGAATCAAAGTGATAAGTATGCAATCCTCTGATATTTGTATATCCAAGAGCATGTATCTTGCAGCCATATTTATGTGCTGTCTTCACGAACCAAGGAAATAACTTTTCGTATTTATTGATAGGTATTTCTTTAGTTACGATGCCACCAATAGCCACATAAGGGTAATTCTTGCACATTTCAACAAAATACTCTTTTCCTCGTGACTTATGCCAAACGGGGATAGGCTTACGTCCACTTAATCTTTCGAGCTTTTCACGAAGTCTTTCAACCTCTCTGATACCAACAACGGAATCAATATCAAGCTCAAAGAAGTTCTTTACGTTCCACTTCTTAATGAATGCAGCATATCCTTCTACGTATTTATCGAAATCAACCACACCTGCTCCCGACATAAATGTAAAAGCACCGCTATCTAATAGGAAATTCTGAAAATTACCCATTAGTCGAGGAAACTCTTTATTATTTTGTAGATAATAGTAAGTTTCCAATATATTTAATCCTTCCCAATCGGCATCCTTGCCGTTCTTTACTGGGTGTTCACCTGCTAAAAAAACTTCCATAGCCTTTTCATAAACATAGGGTCTGCTTAAAGTCCCTGCTATACTAACACTTTTCCAAAACTTACTAAGATTTCCAGTAAGCCCCCTGCAAGATAGACTTCCATATCTCTATTATTTTATTTCCACGCCTTCGTATTCGGAAACGGCAGACTTAATAATTTCCTTAATCTCATCAACCTTCTCTTCCAAATCTTGCGGAATATGAACGGAGAGCTTAATCTCTTTAGTTTTACTTTCAATATTTTGAGCATCCTCGAATAACTCATCAATATTGGTATCATTTTCATCCGTATTAAGAAACGAGCAATCAACTCCCCAATCCAGCAAATTGTCTACCTCCCAATCACCGTTGGCAAGCTCGTCCCAATCCCAGTTACCAGCCTGTACGTTGTCCTTGATGGCATACTCTTTGATTTTGTAGATGGAAACGTCTTTGTTGAGCACAAAGCAAGGCAGCGCGTCAAAACCTTCTACGCCTTCATTGTGCAGCTCCTGACAAATACGCAAACGCATATTACCACAGATGACAACGAACTTGTTATCCTCTATTGCGTAGATCATAAGCGGCTTGTATTGCAACAGCTCTGGCGAGTCTTTAAGCGACTTCTTTAATTTGTCGTGTTCTTCACCTTTCAGATAGCGAGGATTTTTCGGAATGCCTACGATCTGACCTTCATTGAGTTCCAGACACTTGATGTCAATAATCCGTCTTGTGCCTAACTCATTGGGGCGTTTATTCTCCTTTCTAACCATGTTTATTCGCTTTTAATTAATATTTAAAGCAAAGTTAATACGGATAAACAGTGTTTATAAGTATTTATAGATTTCTGTGTAAACAAAAAAGGTACGACACGTCTAATTGTGCGTACCTTTCAAATATGTGCTATATTATAACTGTAGCATGTGATTGTTTCGTATTTTTTGCCTATTTATTCAATAAATCCAGCAACACTTTGCGTACACTTCTTTGAACCTGTGCTCTCGTACTTGTACGAGCACTGCCATAAAAACCACTATTCGTAAATAACGAGCGTCCTAAAGAATGTGCATCTGAGACTCTTACAACATCAACGATGTGTCTTTTATTATACGTGCATATATGACTGATACGATATTCTTCATCTTTGATACTTATGTATTTTAAACTATTTTGCGTTGGTAATTTAAAATCTTCTATCTCCTTGGTTTTTGCGCTTGTATACTCAGCATTTTTACAACTACTGTTTACTTTTATCGCTTTTATTAAATCACCATCTGCCATAATACAGTTATTTGTTTTCTGTGTGTTTTTTACTTATTCAACAATTTCAGTAACTCTTTTTGTACAGCCTTTTGAACCTGTGATTTTGTTCTTGTAGTCGCCATACCATAAGAACCACTATTTGTAAAAACATCACGACCTAAGGAATATCCATCTGATGTTCTAACAATGTCAACGATATGTCTTTTGTCGTATGTGCTCTGATGGCTTATGCGATATTCTACATCCTTAATGCGTATATATTCAGAATCGTTTTGCTTTGGCAGCTTAAAACTATTTATTTCTTTTGTTTTTGCACTGACATACTCTGCACTATATTTTGTGCTTGCACTCGCACTGCTGTTTGTTCTGCTTGCGCTCGCATTGTTTGCGCTAACTGTTTTTGTAGAACCTCCACCTTTTGCCATAATCTTATTCGCTTTTATAAAGTTAATAATTAATGTTTTATTTTTATGTTGCAAGTATATTAAGAAAATATCAATCTACATAATATTTCCATTATTTTTATTAAGTCTTTAATGTATTTTAAATGTTTACATAATTATATATGTATTATTTAGAATAATCTTCAAGTTGATGCGTAAAAGGAGTAATGTTTGACAACTGCTTTTGTAATGAAAATTCTTCGCCAAGGAAAGCAATACCTTCATGTATTTTCTTCATTGCCTCAATCTTTTTCTTCGTCGTCACAACAGGATTGATGTAGATACATCCATTTCGCTGTGCGAACCGCCGACACATATCGCCGCCACCGTAGATGACAAACAAAGGTTTCTTTCCCTCAGCCCAGTCTTTCGCTATGCTATATTCAAATTCCAGGTTGTTCAATCGGTCGCTATATCCTCTTGTTGCGAATGCATACCATCCACGCGGCACGCCTATCATATTGAGCTGGTAGTATTTTTGAGCAACGTTCAGATCCACGAAAACACGGATACCCTTTGATTGCATAACACGAGCTATCCATCTTTTCTTGTAGATAGCCTGTAGACCGAAAGATATAGGCATTTCGTTGAACAAACTACCATTCGGCTCTACAATTTCACTTGGATTGTGTTGTAATATTTTCTCAGGATGCTCATATATGGCATTAAAGCGATAATCATCAGTGTAGAAATGTAAAGCACCAGAGTGATTGAGATTATACGTTCTTTTCTGCTCACCGAAGCAGAGAAAAGGAATGGTACACTGCTGTGCTTGCATATCAATATCCAATGTAGGTATCTCCAAATCATTGTCCGTCGGAAACAACATATCGCTGATTTTCAAATTCATGTTGTCATTCATAACAATCTTGTTTTAAAACGTTATTAATAGTGTTATAGAGTTCTGTAACGATAGGATCTTTTACCTGTATATAATGCCAATATTTCCGTGCTTGATTGATTATATTGCATCTTGTCCGACATATTAATCTTGCAGCTCTGCTTGGCGCAACACCTCTTTCGCGGGATATATAGCAATACAATCCTCGCAAAATGTTCAGATGCTCGGTCTTCCGATATGAACAAAATTCAAAAAAAGATATATTGCCAACCTTACAAATCGTTGACAATACATTGTTGGCTATAGCGTATTGTTGGAAAGTATTATAATACATAGGCAAGAAAAACTATTATTTCACGCTGCAAATATACAAATAAATTATCAACAACACTAATAATATATTAATATAATATAAATTATAAACAATTATTATCATTCTAATTGATATTTTTATTATTTTTGCACCAGTTAAGCGATACGGCTCATTATTGCATGAATATGGATTTAATTGGCTCTTGATTGAGCATTAAATACGCCCCCGGAACTATGAGCCGTTCTGGGGGTTGCTTTTTTTGTTATGTATATAAAAAGAAGAATTATAATGGATTTATACAAAAACGTTGAACTGAGAAAGGCAGTTTCAATGTCTTTGTTTCTGAAAAAGTATGCCGTTTCTTCCGCTATACATAATTATAGCGTCAACAAGATACGTTTGCTGACTGGTCTTAGTGCAAACGTTATAAAAAAACATGTCGATATTCTTCTCGTGTATGGTCTTGCTGAATTTGTCGGCAAGAAAAAAGACATATTCATACTCCATACACTGAAAAGCAATACAAAACATAGAAATGTATATATCAATGATGATAATTTCAAACATAATGATAATATCAGGAAAAATGGCAAAGCACAAAGAGTAAAACATATTGATGATTTGCTATGTATTGCCATGATAACGGAAATTCAGAAGCACAAGGATTATGCTAAACACATTATTCAGAAGAAAGAGCAGCCGAAAAATTTGCAAGAGTTCAAGACTGCACTTTCTGCTTGCAAGAATGCTGGTTGGAGCAAATCTTATGTTGAGAATGGATTATCTTACAGTACTATAGCAAAGAAATTAGGTGTAGGTATGCAAAAGGCTTTTTTATTGATTAAAAAAGCTGTGGAGCAGAAAATATTGAAAAAGGTAAATAATATAAATAAAGTATTCTATCCTGGTGCTATCTATATACAAGACTTAATCAAAACATATACATATATATATAAAGACTATATATGTAAAGTTAATGCCAACACCTACATCATACTCTAATGGTAATATTACTTTATGATTATCTAAAGCTTTAAAAAATATTAATTTATCAAGAATAATAATAGTTTTATTATGTTATTTGATATTTTATTAATATTTTTGCAACATGTAAATAAAATCATTAATCATTAACACCGAGAAGATATGACTAAAATCAGATTCACACAAAGTTTAAAGACCGAACTTATCGATTCTTTAATCATGCTACGGGATGGCTTTAGTTTATTTGGAAAAGTTTTGTTGCGGTTATTGGATATTTCCGTACATCGATTCCCTTATGCCTACATCTGTAGCATTATCATAGGCATTAGTTTGTATTGTGCCGTTTTAATTATGCAAGCTCGTTCTGAGCGTGATGCTGCTATCAAAAAAAACTATATGGTACAGCAAGAGCTTGACAGTTTAAAAGTATTCAATGATATTAAGAAAGGAGGTACCTATGTCCAGTACGAAGATTAAAATACATAAGCAAGGAGAACCTTTTCCTATATATACATTCCTTGCGCCTAAGAAAGAAAAAGAAATATATGATATATACAATTCTTCTTTTCTAATCGTTGGTGCAACTTGTGAAACGGCTCAACAAAGTATGGTGGATGCAAAAGATTCAATACGAAAGACGCCTTTGTTCAAGCACAAGGCAAAGTATCATATAAACAGAGCATTGGAGCTTTATAAAAAAATGGAGTACGAACTGTTCTACGAAATGAATTGCAAACCCAAGTTTTGGATGGACTATATGGATGCTTACGATGATTTGATAAAGCCTCTCATTGACAATATGCGTAGACATTTCGTTAATGTAATGGTGAAATACAAAAAAGAACAGTATGGTAACGAAAAAGCCCTTATGCTCATGGCATATAATTGTCTAGTAATATCATCGGTAACCTTTGACAGTTATTTTAAGCATTTTGTAAAATCGACAGGTAAAAACATATCTTATCTAAGTCCGATGAAAGCAATAAAGGATATTAGAAAGGAATGGGAACTTGCTATTAATAATATCAATTTTGACAGTACGTTTGATTTGTCGAAGTATAAAAATTGCACAAAGGCAGTAAGTAAAATATACGATTTTATAGAAGACGTCAACGTCGTAAATACAGCAGGAGAAATAGCGTTGAAGAAAAATCCTGAATGCGACATCAGAAATTTAAATAAAAATCAAAACCTATGACAACAATACTGATTTTCATCATCGTCTGTCTTTTGGTCGCAGACATCATCCTCCTCGTCTCTCTCAACCGCATAATAGGGGAGAACGGAAGACTGAAGGAGAAATACAATAAACTGGATAAGCGTCTCACTGACAAGCTCTACGAGTCTGCCGGTATCATCCAGGCGCTCCAGCGTCACATCAACGGAATAAAATAAAAGCCTTATGATAACATACAGACTTAACCAGCTTCCTCCCGAATACGGACTGATGGGTGTCGAACGAACCTTGATATTCCGATTGCTGGAAGCAGGGTTCAAGGTTAAATTTCTGAATGAGGCAGGGGAGATACACATTTGGGGCAAAGCACTCCATCTCTGCGAATGTGAAATCACTTTCCTTGGTCTTCCAGACATCATCCAGTTCATCAACTTTGTCGGCAAGATTACAATCGACCTTGGCAGCATCACAATGCTCGAAGCCGAGCTGAAAAGATACAACAAATATCCAGAACATCCAGACGTTCCAGACCGTATAAAAGATTAGCACTATGAACAAATATGAATTGACATCAGAAACCCTACGATATAAAATATATACGTTACATCGAATAAAGGCTTTAAAAGATTTTGGCTCTATAAAAAAAGGAGAACTCGGCGGATGGATAAAGAAAGAAGGAAACCTTTCTCAAGATGGTAATGCTTGGGTTCATGACAACGCAAAAGTATACGGAGATGCAAAAGTCTATGGTAATGCCGAAATCTTTGGCGATGCAATGGTCTGCGACAAAGTAGAGATTTTTGACAATGCAAAAGTCTATGGTAAGGTAAAAGTCTTTAGCAATGCAAAAGTTTATGGTGACGCAAAACTTTGTGATAATGCACAAGTATGTGATAACGTAGAAGTTTGTGATAATGCACAAGTATATGATAACGCCATGATTTATGGTGATTCCCACGTTTATGGTAACGCAAAAATATATGGTGATGCGTTCGTTTATGGTAACACGCATGTATATCGCAATGCAAAAATTTATAATGAAGCAAGTGTATATGGTAACGCATGCGTACATGATTATGCAGAAATATATAATGATTCCCATGTTTTTGGTAATGCAGAAATTTGTGGTCATGCAAAAGTCTGTAACAATACAGACTACATCGTCTTCAAAAACTTTTGGAGTAGTGGAAGGTATTTTACCTGGACACGCTCTAATAATATGTGGAGTGTCGGATGCTTCTATGGCACAGGCGAAAAACTGATTAAAAAAGCCTATGCCGACAGCGAAAAATCAGGCAGAGAATATGAAAGAGTCGTAAGGTATGTGGAAAGCATACTCGCAGACGAAAAGTAACTAACATCCTGCAAAGGACATAAATCTAAGCAATATGGAAGAAAAGACGATTAAAAAGACCGTTTATGTTGCAAAAGACGGCAAAGAATTTTTTGATAAAGAAAAATGTAAGAAATATGAGAAAGAAATTCTTGATAAGATAGAATACTATTCTATATACTACAACTTTGATTATACTGAAGGACGTGGTTTTCAAAGCATTGCCCATGTAGCTGTAGTCCCATCAGGATATGATGATGCAGAAGTAATAGCTGAGAAGTATGCTATAGATATTCTTAATACAGGGGTTTTTGCAGGTGAAGGCTGTCAAGGCTACGGTTTACAGAAAACATATTCTTTACATAACTCAACAAGAAAAGCATTTGAGAATAATGAAGGTGTTAATTGGGGTTGTAACTCTCTCCACATGGGACACAGGTCTTTATCTCTGAAAAGGCAGTAGAAGGCTTTCCTGAGCCATACAACTACAGGAAAGAATGGGGAATAAAATAATGAAATAACTAACTCTCCTCTCCCTGGTGACAGCAGGGGGAGGGCTTAAAAAAAGAATAGAATATGTATATAGACGTTTTTCAACTTACACCAGGCAATGAGAGACCAAGAACGGACTGCTATGATTGTTTAGGTTGTCCACATTTACTTGCTATTAATGTAAATAGTTCACATGATGCATATATCGAATGTGACTATGAAAAGAATTAAAATCCAGAACATCTAAAAAAGAAGAATAGTTATGAATATAATGTTTGACAAGAGTGTGCTATTTATTGATTTGGATGGTACTTTAATCAAAACGGCATCAGGGAGTACGTTCCCCAAAGATTGCACGGACTTCATTATCCGAAAAGAAGTCTTGGATAAAATCGCAGAAAAACTGCCAAATTTGTTTTGGATAGGTATCGTTACCAATCAAGGAGGAATACCACAATTCATTTCAAAAAGAGACTTTGAGACAAAGTTTGAATGTATTATCCAGTTTGTTGGCTCATATTTAGGAAACAGAATACCTAAATTAAGTAGTATTAAAACGAGTGTAATTGTCTCTGGATTATACTGTGCCTCTACAGATAAAGATAACAAGGATAGAAAGCCAAATATAGGAATGTTAGAACATTTACAAGAATACTTTGGTGAGAATGATAAAAGCCAAATGATAATGATAGGCGATTTTAGTGGGAAGCCTGGAGACTTCTCTGACTCAGATAAGAAATGTGCTGAGAATTTTGGTATTGATTATATTGATGTTGAAGATTTATTGAAGCTATAATAACAGAGGTAACTAATCATCCCTCTTGGGATATAAAAATAAATAAAAAAAAAGAACTATGATTGAACCAAAAGATCTAAGAATAGGAGATTTTGTAAGGGTTAGCAGAGATCGCTCCACGATATCCCAAGGAACAATATGTAAAGTCGTAGGCATAGACGATGCACTGTCATTTCCAGATAACTTCAATGGATGCGTCTCCTTGTTGGAACTTGATAGAGAAAAGGGAGATACGCCAACAGGGATGTGGTGCAAAGACATCGAAGGCATCCCAATCACTAAAGAGTTTCTTATAAAGAATGGATTTAAAGAGTTCAGACACCGTGTAGAAGAAGAAGGTTATGAATGGTACATTTACGAAAATGAGATTAATTGTACGGAAGTTCGGTATTATCCCATATCGAAAAAATACTTAGTATCTTATGACGGAATAGTGTTATATGAGATATTCTTCGTTCACGAACTACAGAACTTCATCTCTGCTCTCAAAGAGGACATCGAAATAACTATCTAAACAAATAATTATGAAAATACTATACAGAATACTGGTAATACTGCTTTGGTTTCCTGTGGTAGTCTATGTTGCCATAGGACTGCCGATATGCTTTCTGATTTCTCCATTCGTTTTCCTTTTTACAAGAAAGACTAAAGGTCTTTTTTTTGAAATGTATCTTATGCTTATTGACAAGATGATAGATATACTTGACTATTATATAAAGAAAGGAGAGTAGTCATGAATAGTAGACAGCGAAAGAAATATGAATATGTTTCACTTAACTGCGCACATAATAAATCTTATGACGAGCAAGTGCCATATTATGAATACTGCAATATTCCTCGCCAAGTTTTTGTATGCGCACGACAACCACAATACACGCAACACTTCACAGATGAAATCGCAGAAAGTCGATGGGAAATCTGCGAAGGTTGTAAATCCTTTACTCTCTCACGTGAGACAATGAGGCTCGGAAGGGAAAGAAAGAAAGCGGAAAAATGGATGAATCGCCATAAGTATTAACAATTTATAGATAGACTGACTATGATAGACGATAAAGCAATAATGGCAGCAGCCAACAAGTATAATCCAGATAAAGGATTCCACGAGGAAATGGAGAGAATATCCTTCATGGATGGTGTTGCATGGTTCAAGCAAGCCCTTTGGCACACCGACGATGAAATTCCTGAAAGCGGAAAAATCATCCTCATCAAAGGCTTGGAATGGGACAACACGGTAGGAGGCTACAATCTTTTCAACACCACAACGGATATAGACCTTGCAGATTTCGACAGGGAAATACAATGGGACAACTTCTGCGAGTGTGCCGGGGTGAATTTTGCATGGTGCTACATCGAAGATGTATCAAAATAAAACATAAAGCGTATGAGTGGACTATTATCAATGATTGGAATACAGACAGAATTAGATTATCAAATAGATAATTCCCCATTTGATATTCCACGTATTAGACCCAATACCCCGAAAGTTAGTTTACCTTCTGACAAGCTGAAGTGTAAGCCAAAGGTACAACATGAGTTCACCATAAAGGGAGTGAAGATTATGGCTGCTTCAAAGAAGGATGCTATAAAGAAGTATAATCATCGTAAAAAAAGTAAAGAGTATGAAAGCAAAAGAATTAGCAGAACTGCTTTTAAAGAACCCAAATTTTGAGCAGCCGTATGCCGACATTACGCCTCAAGTAGATTGGGTAAAATGTATGATCCGCAAAGAGACATTAGGCTGGAATAACAAAATGTTTGTTCGTGCCGAAGATATGCCCCATCATATCCGTATAACCAATATTCGCATTGAGCGTTTGCAAGACATAAAAAGCGAAGATTGCTTAAAGGAAGGTCTCTGGAGGGCTGGAGACGTAGGACTTGAAGGTACGACGTATTGGTATCATGGTCTTGCCAACTCCTCGTTCCGCACTCCACAGGATGCCTACGCATCATTAATCGACCGCATCTCCGGCAAAGGCACTTGGGAGAGCAATCCTTATGTATTCGTTTATGATTTTGAACTAATAGATTAGCCTCCAGAACACCCGAAACAATAAACTTAATAAAAGGAGAAATAATTATGAGTATGACACAATGGGCAGAAAGAGAAATAGCTGCTGCATGTAAAAGAGAAAAACCTAATTGGGATGGTAAAAGTTTTGATTATGGTTGTTCATGTTATCAATCAGCACTCAAAGCTTATAAATCTTTAATGGATGACGGACATAGTGGTTACAGTTTCAGTATAACAAGAAACATACTAAAGAAGCTGCTTGATGAAATACCTTTGTCACCTATTACAGATGAAGATTTCTTCAGTGATAAATATGAAAGTCTTGAATCTGAAGAGGATCTTAAAAAGCGTAGACTTAAATCACGTATTCAATGTCCTCGTAGAAGTAGTCTTTTCCGTTATAAAGATTTGAAAGGTAATGTTAAATATACAGATATTGACAGATATTATTGTATTAACGCTGAAAATCCTTCTGATACTTTCTCAAGTAGTATTGCCAATTTCATTGATAAACTTTATCCAATTACAATGCCTTATATACCATCTTCTGAACGATTTAAAGTATATGTAAAATATTGGCTTACTGACAAAAGTCATGGTGACTTTGATGTGCAAGAAGTTATTGGTTATAAAGACCAAGAAGGTAAATGGCATGATTATAGTGATTTTATATATCATGATGGTAATGGTTTACGTGTAATCACGGATGAAGATACAAAACAGAAACTTATAGCGAGTAGATTTGCTTCTGTTGAAGATGATATAACAGCAAATATATTTGATACAATTAGAGATTTATTCTTACCTGACGAGTTATGGAGAAATAATAGAATAAGATATAACAGAGTTAATGATATTATTAATGGAGTCATTGAAGCTCATCTTAGTAATGTAAGTGCTAAATGTCATTGTCTTGCAAAACAAGATGAACATGGCATCTGTTATCTTAATTCTTCTGCCAACATTCATATTATAGTTAAAGGTTCTGATGAATACAAAAAGTCTTTGATTGAAGAATGTGATGAAGTAAAAGGTTTGATTAAAGTTGTAGATAACATCAAAGAAGAAATAATAAGCTTGATAAAAGAAATATAACATCTAAAAAACATCAACAATGAAATACGAAAAAAAAGTAGTCTTCTTCCAGTGGGAACCATTTGGTGAAGTAAAGACGATGTATTTCGTCCGTCAAAAGAAGCATTGGTGGAGCAGGTGGAAAATTATCAAAGAACACGGCATTCCACGACTCTTCACTCCAGAAGGAATATTAAAATTCAAAAACATCAAAGAACACGGCGTTCCACTATTGCTTAGTTCAGAAGAAATATCAAAATTTAAAAAACCTACAACAATGAAAAAACTCACTTACAAACTCAAAGCCCTGTGGAATATCCTCACGGCTCACGCATCTTGGTATTGCACATTCAGCAAGAAGGATGCTCCCTTCGTAGAAGCCGACATGCTGCATTCCGTCATCCTCACCGCCGCCAGGAAACTTGTCGAGGCGGAAGTAATAAACGAAACACGTCTGAATATGATAAAGGACATTCTCGAAGACCGTTCCGTAGTCCTCCATACTGTAACGTGCGACAAGGACCTGCAAGTCCCCACCCATTTCGTCTCCTACGATGCCACCGACGAGGACATTGCCCTTATGAAGGAAGACGAGTTTATCTAA